GGGCAAAAAATTACAGATGTTACAGATTATAACAGTCTGAAACAATCAAATATTAAGTTTATTTCATTTGATGTAAACTTTCAGGAAGGATCTAATAATACAATGTATTCACTTGATCTTTGTAACAAAAGTGGAAATTATCTTCAGATTGGAAATGTGTTAGATAAATATGTTATATGGTATTTAATTAAAAAACAGTTTGGAGTTTGTCGCTATAATCAATCATATTCTATAAATGTTATTGATAACAATGTTAATATGTCAACATTAACACAAGAAAATACAGTAGAGTTGAATGAAGAAAGTTATATTGTAAACTAGAAAGATATATTACACAACTTAATACAATTGTAAATCTATATAAATAAATATGTACATAGATATACAGCAATGGATACAGAAATAGCTCACTTTTCAGAATTACCCGCTATCAAAGAAACTACAAAGGATAATGAGACAACCCATAATAAATTAGCTAGACAGTGGACAGTATGGGCACATTTACCACATGACACCGATTGGAGTATAAAAAGTTATAAGGAAGTATATGAGTTAAATACAGTAGAAGATACAATTGCTCTAATAGAGTCATTACCAGAAGTTCTGGTTATTAATTGTATGCTATTCATTATGAGAAAAGGAATTATACCTGTATGGGAAGATGTGAATAATCGTAAAGGAGGATGTTTTTCGTACAAGATTGCAAACAAACAAGTTTATAGTATTTGGAAGGATTTAACATATATGTTAGTTGGTGAGACTCTTAGTGAGAGTAAAGATTTTGTGAAAACAATAACGGGTATTACGATTTCACCTAAGAAATCGTTTTGTATTATGAAAATATGGACATCAACATGTGAGTTTCAAGATCCTAATATTATTACAAGTATGATAAATGGTCTTACTAGTGTAGGATGTATATTTAAAAAGCATAATCCTGAGTATTAATATTATTGTAAAGATGTTTACATTTTTGTTATAAGACAAAAATGTAAAATATTATAAAACATATAGTTATCGCTCTAAAGGTCGTTGATCAGTCTGTGCTTTAAATGGTTGGGCAACAACAGCAGGTTCACGTTGATAAGTATTCAAACTTTTAACACAGTTTAAGTCGGCAGTAAAGGTTTCTTCTGGTTTGGTTAAGTTAGTGGTTCCTGTTCCTCGTAGAAACGACTCAATATCAATAGCATTATTTGCTAACATAGTATTTGGTAGGTGTGCTCCACCAAGACCATTCCCAGGATTGTATGTTTTTTCTGCTAGACCATATTCGGGTTTTAACAAGTAATCTTGTGTATTAATATTTTCTGCGAGTTCCATTGCATAATTTCCACGAGTATTTTTATTACGAGTAGAGGCCATTGTGTATCTATCTCTAGTAATTAATTCTTATATGTAATATACATACAATATATTTATTTTGATTATTACTTATCATATAATAACTCATTTATTGCTTGTAAAATAAGCCCTTCATGTAGTTCATTAATAGTTCCAGTTACCTTAAAATCTTGTAAACATAGATTTGTAAAAAAGAAAAGATGATAACTAAAGAAGATTGGTGCTAGGTTCGGGATATTTGATGTAGAATGTTTATTGTTTTCCAGAATACAACTTAACAACTCTCTATCGTTCAATAATTGAATACATTTTGTTATTGTATTTGTTGCAAAAAAAGATTGAAATATCAGGTATTTATCAAATCTAATATTGGTTATATCTTCAATATTGAATGCATGTGAAAGTTCACTTTTATATAAATAATCTATGATGTCTCTATCATCTTGAAAACCTTCTGTTGCTTCATGTGAAATATTTAATTGTAATTTTTTAATAAATGGTGCAAATGATGTATCGTAAAACGCGTACGTAGTCAATAAATCATAATTATATTCACAACTCATGTATAGTGTTAAATACTAGATTAATGTATTATAATCTAGTGTTTAGTTGTTATATCCTTTGTAGTATATATTTATTTTGTATCACGGTGGACATCACGAGAAGCAATACCACCACGAACCCAGTTACTTGATGCAACTTCCTCAACAGAATAGCTGGGGTTGGTAACGCGGTCATTGATACTGCTTAAGAGAGGAGTAGAAGTATAGCTCATATAAGTTTTTTCCGACAAACGGTTAACAGAACGTCTGTTAGTGACTTGTTCTCCCTGCATAAGCTTGGACTCGTCTACGCTATCAACAGAACCACGGCCAAGATAAGGAACGGTATTGTATGGTCTTTGATATATTTCAACCTTATTTTTAGGATGAGTTTGAAGAGAACCTAATAAAAGCTCCGAGTTAGCATCAACATTACAACCGCCAAGCCCTAGATTGTGACTTCCTTTATAATTAACAGCTGGTTGACTGGTAGCAAACTCAATTGGCTTCTTCATGCCACATTCTGCCAAAAAATAATTTTGAAGTTGGTAATTGCAAGATTGTGTATTTTGAATAGAGCGTTGATCAACAATACAGTTATCAACTCCAATTCTAGTTGTATTTGCAAATGGTGTAATTTCTGCCATGATTATCGTATATATAATACCTTACATTATTTTTTACAGTAATAAAAGTAAAAATAATATATTCTTTAAATTGCTAGAGTTTAAACATAGGGGGTGGTTCTTCCATCATTAGATGAACACATCATAACGTCACCATCTTTACATGATGGCATGTTTCCATACAAAAATTGTGCGAATGCACCTTGGTCATTTACAATTCGAGTATTTGCTGTAGAATTAAACTGTCTCATCGATGTATCAAAGTCAAAGTTTTCGCCTAAACTGCCAAATATTCTTTGGTCAATTCCAGGATTTGATTTATTCACTTGTTGAACCATTTTCTTTGCAGAAGAGTTTATGTTGCTATGAACTTCTGGTAGAAAAGCAGGAGGTGCTGATTTTTTATTAGGATTATCCTGAATATCAGTAAGAAGAACATTTGACATTGGATTTTCTGGTGTAGTTTTACTAAAAACCTTTTCTAATTCTACATTGAGTTCATCAGGTGTTTTTAAAATCTTTCCACTACCTGCATTTCCAAAACCTTCCAAATTAGATACAACATTATTGTTTGAAGAAAATATTTGTTTACCCGTCTTCTTGTAATAAATCTGAATAAGAATGATAATTATAAGTGTTGCAATACCTATCATGATTGTTTGGTTTGTTCGATGAAACAAATATCCTAAAACTGTAAGTAATATAGTCAATCGGGTAATTGCGTTTAATCGTTCAACATAATTCATATGTGGTTTTGGCCATATTTGGCTAATTTGTGTTTTATCTATTAAAATAGTTGGCTTTGATATCCAAAATATGTCTGACATTACTTATATAGTTCTATTATTTTTTATTTTTCTGTTTTTTCTTTTTAGAACTGGTTTTCTTTGCTTCAACATCAGTGTCTTTTTTATCATCTTCAAATAATTCAACAAGCTGGTCGTCAGTCAATGCGGGCACTGGTGGTGCCATTGCTGCTTGCTGAAGCTGTTCCATCATTAATGTAGCCTCTTTTGCTTTTTTGCGCTCAATCCTTTGCTTCATTTCAGTGATTTGATTTTTTCTTTTAATTTGGCGATCAACAGCATTTTTATCAACACGCTGTCCCTTTTTTAAACCACCCATCATCATTTCCATCATATTTGATAAGTTTCCAATATCAGGCATATCAGCATCACCTTCACTATTTGTCGAACGAGCAATACCAGACATCATATTTTTCATCATATCCATTCCAGGCATATCATTTACGTTCTGTAGAACACTCGACATTTCAGAGAAAAGCTCTTGTTGATCATACTCACCCGAGTCCATTTTTTGTTTAAGTTTTGAAGATACATTTTGCGCCATTTCAATAAGACTTCCTGGTTTTTCACATAACTTTTTAAGTACATCTTCTGCCGATTGTGCATCTGCAAAATCATCTTGATTTATATTCTGAAGTGTATCATTCAAAATGTCTTCCGCCAAGGCTCCAATTTTACCACCTAGAATACCATTTAACTTTTCTTGAAAATCGTCAGCTGATATACCTGGGGTCGAAGTTTCACTACTATCATTGTTTTCTTCGTCATCACCATTCATTGCACTACTAAAAACTTTTTGAATATCATTAATTGTATCACATAGACTGTCCTTGAAACTATTTTCGTCTAACTTATCAAGAACTTCTTTCATCCCATTATCCATATTTTCAGTATCAACACTTCCAACTACACAAAGAGTAATTGTTTGTAAATACTTCCATAGAACATCTCTGGTTTGGTCGGTAATGTCTTCACATGACCATAGATATTTGAAACTAACACCAGGTAAAAAATCAACATTTGTAGTTGAGTTAGCATCAAACATATCAATATTTTTGTAGATAATATCTGTAAAACGAGGAGGATATACTTTTAAACAATGTGTAAATAGTGTAGCCACTTGTTCATTTGTAAAAGAATCAAATCCCCACCACTTAGAAACAATAGGTTTATACTCGGGAAATGTCGTGGTAACATCATTGATAAAATCAATCATTAATTTTGGAAATTCGTTAGGTATTTCAGTTACTTTTTTTGGCTCATTGTCTACATCATCTTCTACGTCTACCTTACTTGTATTAGGGAGACACTCCTCTGCAGCACTATCAAGAATATTATCTAAATCATTATTTGAAGGAACGCTCATCTATTTTCTTTATTATATATTAATCTTCTTATGTTGTTTGAATATATAAATCTATAATTATGTATATTATAAACAAAATATTCAAGAAAATAATACTAATTAATAGTCAAGTTATAAATACTGTTTTCTATAAAACAAAACAGTATTTATTTATATTTTAAGATGCCATTGAAAAATACATGTCTCCAATCTTTTTAAGATTTTGAATATATTTCATTGCTTTTTCTTGGCTATCTGGAGTCATCAACTTAATTGGTCCACGAAGACGGTCAATTGCAGACATGATTTGTGTGGCATTTTCCATATTTCCTACATCATCATTATAATCATTGTTAATAAAAAATGTAATATCTCCTGCTTCGATTTGACTTGCATATTTAGTTGATACGTATTTATTCCAGATTTGAATTAGAAGCTTAGGGTTTGCCTTTCTTAACATTTTGATTGAATTACGTGAGTTACGGATATCCATATCATCTGGAAAAATATTTACAATATCTTCCATGAACTCATCAAAATGATCATTGAATGCCTTTTGTAATGTTTGTGATTGGTTCATTCGTTACTATATAGTTTATACAGGTTCTTTTATTTAAGTTTTGTTGATTAATTAATTTAATAATATAGTGATTACTATAACAAATTGACATAATTAACGACGATGACTAGACTTATAGCCCACCGAGGATATTCGGGTAAATATGGTGACAACAATATGCAGTCTTTTGAAAAGGCCATTGAATACAGTTTTGATATGATAGAACTAGACATACAGATGTGTAAGTCAGGAGATATTGTTATTTATCACGACGTTCAGTGTGATGGACTTGTTGTAAATGATATGGAAATAGAGGAAATAAAAACTCATAATATATTAACATTAACCGATTTTTTTAAAAAAATAACACCAGATAAGGTGGATATATTTCTTGATATAAAAGGAGAAGCAGATATTACTTGTGAATTATATAAAATAATAACAGAACAATTTTCATGTGATATTATCAAACACATATACATTAGTAGTTTTAACCGACTTATTATGGAAAATATACAATTACATCGTTCTACATTATTTCCTATTAATATAGGATTTACTACATCTAATTCATATACATCAGAACAATGTGATTTATTATTCAAAGAAATAGATTTTGTTTGTTTAGATATACATATATTGAATAGATCTTTTATTGAAAAGATTAAGTCAATGGGAATATTAGTATTTACATACACATGCTCGAGCAAAACTGATTTTGACCACATATTAACATTTGATATAGACGCAATTGTAAGTAATTATTACATTAAGGATTTAAATAACAAATAGAGTAATTGGAGCTTATCTCCGTTCAGTGTTCATTTTATCCATTGAGTTTTTAAAATCTTCCTCACGTTTCTGTTGTAGTTGCTCTAAAGACATTCCTGACGTTTCTGATGAATAATCAAAATCGTCGGTTGGAGTTTGTATTTCACCCGATCCATTCTCATTAATGCTAACATAATTATACATTTGTCTTTGTCCACCAGCTCCCTTTGTCCCAAGTTCTTCCGCGCCTTGATCTAAAAAACTAAAATTATCGGAACTAACCCCTAACATAGAAGCACCTCCTTGAAATGAAAAACAAGATGGTTCCATATTATTTTGTGTGCTTACACGAACATTTTCTTTAACTACAGGTTTTAACGCGTTATAAATTTCATCACCATATACTACACGATAATTTTGATTTAAAAGTAACATTGCTGGAACACTTTGTACATTTTCGGGCATGATAATACGTTCCCCATTATCCATAATAATATATATCTTACCAGACTGGTCTTGGTGACGTTTATCAATACATATAAAATGTAATTGAGTTTGTAAGTTATTAGTTGTTATATATGATAAAAGTTTTTTTGAATGTTCACAATATTTGCTGTAATATAGGATATTACTCATTTAGTAAAATGATATATAAGTGTTTAAGTTGTTATTGTTTTTTTGTTATTTTATATTTTTACGTATTTTTAATTAATAATTCTTTACAAATTGAACCGTTGTGACTGATATTAACTATATGTAATTAATTCTATAGATAGTATATAGATACAACTAGTAATACTAATAATATGAAGCTAACTAACGTAGTTGAAAATAATAATGAAATTAAGTTTGTTCTTCAAGGCGTAGATTGTACTGTTGCAAACGGTCTTCGTAGAACACTTTTGTCTGACATCCCATGTATTGTTATGAAAACTATGCCACATAAAGAGTGTAAGGTAGATATTACAAAAAACACATCACGTTTTAATAATGAAATTATTAAACAACGTCTTTCATGTATTCCTGTTCATATAACTGATATGAATACTCCTATTGACCAATTAGAACTTGAACTTGATGTAGAAAACGAAACAGAAGATGTTATTTATGTTACAACACACGATATTAAAATTAAAAATACAAGCACAAATACGTATCTTAGTAAAGAAGACCGCGACGAAATCTTTCCAGCTAATCAGATGACCGGATATTATCTTGATATTGTCCGTCTACGCCCCCGTTTAACACCTACTTCTAGTGGCGAACACCTGACATTTAAAGCAAAACTATCTATCGCAACAGTTGATGATAATAGCATGTATAATATGGTATCTACATGTTGTTATGGAAATACACAGGATGAAGAACGTGTCAAAGAACAGTTTAAGATTAAAGAACAAGAACTAAAAGATAGTGGTGTTAAAGGCGAACAACTAGAGTTTATGATGAAAGACTGGTCACTATTAGATGCACAGAGATACTATCTTCCAAATAGTTTTGATTTTACAGTAAAAACAATTGGAGTATATACATGCAAAGAAATATTGAAACTAGCATGTGACCGTCTCATTGAAAAATCAAAGACACTTATTAATTGTATTGAAAATCCCAAAACAGATACTAATCCTGAGGATGAAGATCGCGATACTGAGTTATCATTTGATGAACTAAGACGTAAAAATAAAAGGGTTGAGATTTTAAAAACTACAAGCACTATTGTAAATGGTTATGATGTGCTTATTCACGACGAGGATTATACTATTGGTATGATGCTTCAATATATGTTGTATTCTGCTCATTATGAAGGCGATAAGAAGATGTCATTTTGTGGATTTAAAAAGTTTCATCCTCATGATACACATATTATGGTTCGAGTTGGTTATACCGAGCAAACAGAAGGAACAGTTGTTGCGACTGACTTTCTAGATGCATTGAATAATATAATTAGTGTATTTGATAACATGAAAGGAATGTTTTAAAAATATTGCGTATTAAAAATAATATATTAAAAATGAGTTGTATATTCACTCATTTTTAATCTGATTTTTATTTTGAAGGTTTACCTATAGGTCTGTAGAGATTATACCCGGCACTTTTGGAACCACAAACAATGTGTCGTATAACAATGGAACATCTAGATTGTTAACATAAGTCATTGCATCTTGAATAGTTAACATTTTTGATTTTCCATTTACATCTGCGCGTGACTTATAAATCTGATGTAAGTTAAACATATGCGTCTTTACATGAACGGGGTATTGAGATAATGGCTTCTTTTTATATCTATAGCATTCAAAGTATAGTTCATACAAGAAATGAGTATAGTCACATAGAAGATTATGGTAATAGTTAAACAACTCGTTGTGTTCAGGGAAAGCATTTGTATAATTATTAAGTGTACGTTTTGAACGCATGTTTAGGTACATAAACCGAAAGTCTGCACAATTAGTTTTATAGTCAAACATAAAAGTATTATACTGTTCGGTAATAAACTTTGTTCTTGTGTTTGTAATAATATCTCTAACTACAAGTCCCTTTAATAGATTACTATTATTATTTAGTTCGTTCATCTTTTCCATCAACTTTGGATAAGAAACTAGGTCATATTGTTTAGGAATGGATACTTTGCTGTTTTTAAACACGTCAGTTTCCATGATAGATGCTCTGTCTTGGACCTCAACTGTATAAGAACAGTTCTTCACATCATCAGACAAATTACTACTTATCTTATAACTCTCAATAAGAACTAGTCGTGGTTCGTTTACCTTTGTAACAATTCTATTTTCAGGATGTGACAAAACAAAACTATATGAATAGTTTCTGTCTAGTTGGTCAATATTTAATTCACAATACTTTGCTGTATTATAAAACATGGAGCAAAATGTTGGTTGATGATAATCATTTGTATAAGTGTAATAATAATTATTTGCACCTACTTTTCTGCGAGTACTGATTTCCCACTCGTCATGGGCGGTATCCCAAAAAAGATTTATCATTGTTCCATCAACAAACTCTTCAACTTGTAGTTTAGAAAGGTCTGGAAACATATCAACAAAGTTTTCAGAGTTTTGTGCTTTTGGAGGCGAAAAAGAAAGCAGTTTATTACCTTCAGTAAAAAGCAAAGACTTTAAAATACCACACGTTCCATACATAGCATTGTTCATTTTATCATTATGATAGTTCAAAACCTTATAATTTTTTTGTCCCGAAATATCGTCAACATTGTTAATATTTATTCTTTTTGTGTTTACATTTTTTATTCTGAATGCCTTAGGTGCATTAATTGATTTGGGCGACTGTGGTAGATTGTTATCATTATCTGTATCTGTATTATCCGTAGTGTTGTCGGTAGTATAAATTAACTTTGACAATACCTCTTCAAAAAAAGGAGAAGACTGTGCTGAGATTGTGTATACGGCAGGCATCTTGTAGATGACTGTACTTTGTGTATATCTCTAAGCTATTTCGGTATATCTATCGTAAAGTACAATGAATATTGTTTATAAACTTCTTATTAGGAAATTGTAGAATATATTAATCTATTATAAATATAGGAATAATAACAATGACAGACGTATTAGGGACATCTAGCGAGAGCATGACTATAGCAAAAGAAGATACTCGGAATAAAGCTGTTAAAATGTCTTTGAAATTATCCGATATTATTTACGTTATTTCGCCATCAAATGAGGTGTTAAATAATAAAACTTTTTTTGTTGAATATATTGACGAAAAACTAGTTACTATAGTAGATGTAGACACCGGAAAACAACACAAAATACGAGTTCATAAAAATGGTATTGTTGGCGATGGTTCTATACAAGAAGTTCGTCTTTTAGAAAGACATGAACAAGACGGATATGCCCGTCAAAACGACCTTCTCTCTGGTAAGTGGATAAATATTTATTTTTCCGGAGAGACACCATTTGTTATCACTGCTGAGATAACAAACTTAGAAGAGGATATGATTGAGCTTACAACTTATCCGGATAATGATGTTATTTATATTGACTTCGCATACAAGGGTATACCAATTGATTTACCAATTGAACGTATTGAGATACGACGTTCTGCTCCAAAAAATCAAGAAGATATAGATGAAGAAGCCGTTGAAGAAGAAAAAGAAAACGACGATAATGAGTTTGAAGAAACACACGAAGACGATGAAGATTATGCACACGACATTGACGAAGATGTAACAGAAGAACAAGGAGTTGAGGAAATGAAGGATAGCGAAGAAGATACTTTAGACCGCGAAGATATGGAAACTCTTTCGGGTAAACAAAAAAATATGACCCGTGTTAAACGTCGCATTCAAGAGTTTGCTATTTCTGCTGACCAACGTATGCATATGTTTGGTGATTTTTTACCTCCCGTTCAAACACAACAACGTAGAAATGAAAGGGAAGAGAGATACGATATTCAACATCAAGTAGATGATTTACTTGATGATATGGTAATGAAAAGTAAACAAAAAAACAATACGTCCCCAGAAACTATACGTAAATTAAAGGAGGAGGTGGATAGATTTATTGAATTACGCGACGAGTTCTCTCTTGTTGACGAATATGGAAATGTAACTGGTCCTAATTTTCATGAGGCTACATGGAAGCCACTTACAAAGGCTATGGAGAAGTTAAGCACCGAGTTAAAATGGATTGTTCCTGTTGTGAAGAATATTCAGCGTGTTGAAGGTATTTCTAGCGATGATATTACTGACTTAGATATTCAAGATGCTAATACTCTTTCGAAAGAGCTATCTGTTGTTATGGATATTTATAATAAAGGAGGAAATGGTGAACTTATAAATCATTATCGTAAATATATTGACTCCATATCTAGACTATTTCAGTCTACATTAAACCCTAGTCCAGAAGATAAAGAAGTAATTGCATCCATCTACGCAACCAGTGATATTATGACAGTAGTAGACAATCTTGGAAACTTTCGTTCTAGTCATTGGGGAGAGACGTCTCGAGGAAGTTCTCAAAAACTTGTTAATGAATGTAGAATGGCTAGTTATCGTTACGAAGAACCATCTACATTCTTAGGCACTCGCGATGATATAACTGATAAAATAGAACCTACTCCAAGAGAAAACTCTGGAGTAAAGGATCTCATTAATATTAAGTCTATCATTACACTTCCTTATGTAGTAGCTAAGTTTTCCAAAATAGACTTGCCAATGACTAGTCTTCAAGATAAAATTGGATATATTAATGCATATTCATATTATTACAAGTTTTTATCAAAGAAGGCACGAGTTCAACGTATTATTGTAGATAAGTTCCAAACAGGACATAGTGCATACAATACAACAACATTTGATATGACAAATATGTACAAGTTAAATGTAAATCGTGACGTTGTTGACGATATGTCACAAAGAGTGATATTCAAAAACTATTTAGATGCGGTTTTTCCCAAAACTCGTAAACTATTAGACGCTATATCAAGCAAAGCAACTGATAAAATGAGTGTAAAAAATTATGTCGATGTTCTAGAACCATACCTTGTTTACATGAAAGATATTACCTTCTCTCATTACAATGTTATAAAAGACCATGTCTCTGGAAATATCAAACAGTATATTGATAGATACACATCTAATGTAAAAGAGTTCAGAAAAATAAAAGGGCTTCGTAACACAACTCAATATACAAATAAAAAAGTAAAATCACTTGTAGATAATGCAATGCAAAAAGACATTTTTGAAAAATATAACAAATCAGGCAATAATTATTCTACTAGTGAATATTTGTCGCGTATTATTCAAGCAGATGGTGGTCGTCTTTTTTATGGTTCAATCACACTTAATCATATTAATTCATTGTTACACGATGATATGTCACAAACATTAAACTCTATTTATTCATCTGAAACCGATGGTAAAAATAAAAATGAGGATAGTAACAAATGTAAGATTTACATGATGACAAAACAATATTATAATAAGGATGAGTTAATTGCTGATAACAATGTTGAAATATATTATGATAAAAAATATGATACAACAGATTATAGTTTATTAATTGATAAAAAAGAGCCACATGCTAATACAGTTGAAAAGTTTGCAAATGAACACACTCGTATGTCAGCAGATGATTTTTTTGATTTTATTCATGAAAAAGTTGTAAAAGCTGTTCCATCTGGAACTCCTGACATTGATTACCTAACTGAAACTCTTATACGAGGTAAAAAGCGCGTTCGTGAAGGAGAATATGCTATGATTTTTTCTCAACAAGACGACGAACCACTTTATTATATTCGTAAAAATAATGTTTGGAAATTAGATGATAGTGTTGGAAAAGAAACGCAATTTGTAACTCGTGCAACAGACTGCAACTTACAAAAAGAATGTATTGCAAATATTCAAGAGAATGTTGATGCAACGTGTGATGTAAAAGATGTGCGTAGAAAAGAGATACGCGCAAACACATTGAAGATGCTTATTGGTCTATTAGATAATCAATATTTCGCAACAAGAGATGAACTCCGTGATTATATTTTACGAAAATATGACAGAGACTTAATCAACATTGATGTTATTAAAGCAAAACGAATTAATGATGTATGTAAGTATGACAACTATCAATACAAAGAAGGTCTTAAACTTTCAAATACAATTGAAGAAACTATTAAATCTCCTCACTTACCCCTACTACAAATTATTTTATCACAGTCCGATAACAACAAGAAATATTCAGACTTATTACATTTCATCAATACTTATACGGAAGAACATACAAACCAAGAACTTGAAAAAGGTGATCCAGAAGAGATGTTATATTGTAAGACAACAAAACAACCTTTATTACCTGTTTATCAAAGAACATTGGCCTCAGCTTGGATAATGGACGATGGAGAGTATTCTAGACCTAACTTTATGAAGGCAATTGACGATACGGTCCGTAAATATGGAAAAGAAAGTGATGATGGAAAAGCATGGGTTGATGTGAATAGTGGAAGAGAGATAATAACGAAATCATTTGATATAGATGAAGGGTATGATGAAAGTGGATATAGAAATGTTTCCAGAGAAGTTGTTACGCAAGATTTCGAAACTCGTTATAGCTCACATATTGAAAAAGTAAGTCAACTTAAAAAGTTATATAATAGCCCCGAAACCCGTATTATGTTTAACATTATTGTTACATTATCAAATGCAATGAATGTTCAAACTGCAAATATTGTTGAGTTTGTTATTTCACTTGCATCTTCAACACTTCAAAAACCAGGAGTATTTATGGGAGAGAAAGAATATAAAAAAGAGGCAGAAGCAAAAGCAAAAGAGGGAGAAAAATCATTGCCATATAAAGCATTTTATGATTTTACTATTTTGTATTTAACACTTGGTGCATTTTTGATTGGTATTCAAACGGCTATTCCTGGCATTATTAGCCAAAAAACCTATCCTGGTTGTATTCGTTCCTTTTCTGGGTATCCGTTTGATGATTCTGGCGATAAATCTAGTGTTGAATACTTAGCATGTGTTGTGAAAGGTGTTGCAACTTCAAATGGAGTATGGAAAATTGTTAATCGCAAGGATGTTGCATATATTACAAAAACGGTTGTTTCTATGATTGAATTACATTACAGACAGGATATTCGTGTAAAACAAAAAATACACGACAAAGTTGTTTATTTGTTAGAACATCCTGACGAAATTATTCCAGAATCAATTAGTGTATCTAAATGGTTAACGTTTATGCCACCAGTTACTCAGGTAAATATATCTAAAGTTGAAAATATTACAGACGATTATCGTAAGTTATTTATTAGTGATTTAAAAGTAGGAAGTCCTGCTCAATGGAAAAAGTTAGGTGTTCTTCAAGGCAAACTTATCTATTTTTCTCTCTATCCCCAAAAATCAATAAAGAGTTTCTTAGTAGACGAGATAAAACAAACTAGCATAGAAGAGGTAACAAGTCGAGGAAAACTTATTCCATTATTTGAGAATGGACGTCTTACTGCAGAAGGTCAAATGCAACCATTTTCTAAGAAAGATTGTGAAATAGAAACTATGAATAATCTTGTTCGTGTTCTAGAAACAATTACACAGGATAACAAACTATTAGGCACTGCAAAAATGTTGACATGCACACTTAACTCTAAGAACGTGTATCCTCCGTTAAGGAAAACTTTTAGTGAAGAAACTATTTATCTAGCATTTATTGATATATGTGATTTTGCTCGTCCAAACAATGAAATAGATAATGAACTTCTTCCTGTTTGTGGTGACAAACCCGAAACCTTTGATAAATCTGATATTCTTTCCGAAAGAATACGTAAATTAAAACAAGATGGGCATCATTATGACACAGGGCATATTGAACGTCTTCTTAAAATAAATGGTTTAAGAAATAGTGTAAATGTTGATATGACGGGTGATGTTACTACGCAATTAACACATCTTGCAAATATTTTACAAGATATAACTCCAGAAAATAAATATGATGTTCTTAAACGTCATCTAGAACTTTTGTTAGACACATTTGACATTTCGCGTGACAATAAGATTAGTGACGAAATAAGAAGTTTACGCAATTATCTTGGTGAAGAAAATCGTCGATTAATTGCAAAGGTAGGGGGATTTATGGAAGATAATATTACATTGAACTCACGAGAAACAAGTAAAATGTATAGTCTATTGAAAAAACTTACAACCTGGGGAGCTGGAGAGAAAGAAAGAGTAATGTCTCAAATTATTCAGTATAATTGTTTTGATTTTATCAAGAGATATGCTGATAATTTTATTCATAACTTTCCAACTATCATATTAAATAATGTGAACCACAAAGAAGCATGGTCGATAACACGACATGCTGAAAAAAGACTTGGATTATCAAACATGACAACCGATGCAATTAATCAATCAAATCATAAATATTACAAATATATAGAGGAGTTTTATAACAATGATACTATTAAACGTATTTTATACAAGATAACTGATGAATGTCAAACATTAATGAAATTAATTCAACATACACCGTATTTTTCAAGTGTAGACGATAATAACTCGTTAATATGTTCTATCTTAGATAAAGAAACATGCCGTATGTTATTTCAATATTATATGTTAAATATTTTAGAAAATTACGTCAACTTGTCTATTGATAAGGACATGATTAATCTGGATACTGCGGAAAATTATGGGATGGAAGAATTACAGCGCAATGAAGCAATGACTGTGCCAGAAGTTGACCCTAATATGTTAGAAAGTGATATGAGTAAGTTGCAAAGCAATACGGCACGTCTTATGTATGCTTATATAAGCACTATGCAATCTCATCGTGATATGATTGATATTACATACATGGATATTGTTAATGTTAATTTTCATACACGTGAGAGTGAGAAACAAATGATGACTTCGCGTCTAGAACAACTTGAAAAAGATGACCAACTAGATTTGGAAAATATTATGCGCGCAAACGGAATGGGTATATGGAGCAAAGGCTTATCAAAAGGACTAAAGAAATATGTAAAAGAGACATACGATGACGAAAGAGAGTTCAGAGAGAAGATGCAAGAGGTTGAAAAGAAGGTGAGACAAGATAAAAATGTGGATGATAATAATTACCAGGAAGCAATGGACGACTATTTAGATACATTAGATAACACGATAGATGAAGAAGACGAACAAAATGATTTGTCTAATTTTATAGGCGATGATGCGAATGGTGACCCATATGCAGATGAAACGGATGATTTGGGTTATTTAGATTAAGTAATCGTTTATGTGCGATTAAAATGTATATATTATCATTTTTGTTTATATAGATAATATATACAAGTCTAAGTATGAATAAAGATATATTACAGAACCCTGCATATTATTCTATTGTTGTATTTGTCGGTTTATTTTTCATTATTGTATACGGATTTCCAGACATGGTTTTTGAGGAAGATGGAAGTATAAGACAGTTTGGAGTAGGATTTAGACGTAAAACCATTTTCCCAATGTGGCTACTTGCTATATTTCTAGGAATATTGAGTTATATGTTTGTTCAAGTATATTGTATGAGACCAAAATTAATGTTTTAAGTGTATAACTAAATCAGAATAATGAATAATCTATATTATTTTATTAATTATTTGTTGATTTAACCTTTGTATACAACAGAATCGTCTTTTTTCTTTTGTTCATTATCCTTAGTTTCTTTTTCATCGTATTCAGCAGTTTTTTGCTTAAGTGCTGTAAGCGACGTAACACATTTTTGTTTCATCAGCATTGTCTTAACAACAATTGTTAAAAGAAGAGTTGTGTATAAGTACCAACAAAACTCACCAATGTTATCACGGCGTATGGCAAGTTTTAGAAGTTCTTCTTTATATTTATCTCCCTGTGAACCACGCATGTCTGGTTTCATGATGGGCTTCATCATATTCCACATTTCTGTAAAGTTTTCAGGTGTAATCTGATTAATCATAATACTTGTATTTCCAACAAGTTTTAACACTGCATCAGATGCCTTTTCAAGAGTGGTTTTATCTTCGGGTTTAGCGTCACTTTCTTTAATTTGTGTGTCTATAGAACCATTGCCAAGGATTTTAACAAGAATTTCATTTGCGCCACGATAAACGGTATAGTATCCAATTACATTAGAAAATGCCCCTTTAAATCCAGGGAATATAATAAGAACTAACATAAGAAGACCAAATATAAGAAGCCACGGGACAAAAGTACTTACGAAAACTTTACCAATATTATCTGATATAGAGCCTCCACACATTTCTTGAAAATTAAGTACATTTCCTATCATGTGAAGCATAAATAAAATGCAAAAGAGAACAATCATCATAATGTACTTTTGTCTCGAATACTTAGAAAACTCTTCTATGTTTCCCATAATACCAGTGTCTAATACTGGTTTCATGAACAAATAGTACAATATTAAGACTATAAGAGATAGAAGTAGAACAAGTGTTGAGTAATCGGTCGGTCCTTTTTTTTCTTCTTTTTCGGCCATGATATATTTAACTAATGTGTATAAATTATTATGATATAATAAAAGTATTTTTTATTATGGACCTTGAGTTCTCTAAACCATCTTTAATTGAACCAGGAGCACGTTATTTTTTAAATGAAACGTTATCTAGATGTTCTAAGTTTAAAGAGCAATATTATAACAATATTGTCAATATTTCCATAGCAGCCTTTATTATCTTAATTGTAGCGATTTACCTGTATTATAAATATAAGGGAAAACCTAGCCCCTCTGAGAAAATGCTAAAAGATAGAGAAAGAAAGCACTACATTCTCTCTCGTATTAAAAATTATCAAGATGCAAAGAGAATGGAAAGCCAAACACTTATAACAGGCATGCCTACATGGGAAAATGAATACGACACTATATAAAATCTAAAATATGAAGTTGTTTTGTTTATAAACTGATTAAAAATATGTTGTTATTATAAGATAGAATGTCGTCAACTAGCAATCAAAGTGAAGAAATTGAAGAATTTCTTAAACTAAACCAAGAATTTACCGAAAAGGTAAACAAATATTATGAATATAAGTCGATATATGAAGAGGGTATTCGTGACAAAAAACGAAAAATTAAGAAAAAGTCAAAAGAAAATAACTTATCAAAAAAAGAAACCCTTGTAGAGATGCAAAAGTATGTTCCTAATTGTATTAGCTGTAAAAGAGCTGTTGGTACTGATTTTGACAAAAAACGTGTTGATGGTGTATATCATTTAACTGCAAAATGTGGTGATAATAATTCACCATGCAAATTAAACTTTGATATTAATCAGGGTGATGTAATCGATATTGAAAAAGACAAGAGAGAAGACGAAGAAAAAATGAACCAGTATGTTCAAAAAATAATTATAGTTAAAAATGATGAATTATTTGGTTTTATTACTGAAGACGAAGCTTTGGAACGTTTTATAAAGATAAATGAAGAGTTCGATGATATTGCAGATAGTTACAGACATTCTATTACAAATTATCTTGATATTAAAAATAATGCTGAAAACAAGCAGGAGATAAAGGATCTTTCTGATAAGTTTTCTTCGCTAGTAGCTAATATGCGAAAAAATATAAAGGATTATTATTCAACAAATAACAATCAACTTATTACTGAAACTGTGGAGAGTTATGTAAATGACGTTATTCCACTTGTTGATAACATTAATAACTTGAAATACAAAGCGATGAATATGGAATACAATAGAGAAACTGGTGTGCATACTTTGTTTCAAAAAACTATATTGGTAAATAGTTATCAGTTTCCTGGTGGTTTCGAAATAATAAGTTGGGAAATGGGAAAACAGGTTACAAATAATAAAACATCTGTTCGTAACAGTAATAAATCATATACAGAAAGTGAAGCACAATTTAATGAAGGTCCTATTGCGGACAATATTGTAAATATGTCAATGAGAGATGCAGAAAGCGATGATGAAGTTGAAGAGAAGAAAGAAACTGAAGAAGTAGAAACTGCAGAAAAAAATAGTGAACAACCAAATATAATTAAACTTGAAGAAGATGAAAATGCAGACACTGCAGAAACTGAAGGTGACGATGAAAGTGTACTAAGTGATGCAAGTAGCGTAGAAAGTGAAGATAAACCTCCTATTAAGATAGGTGTTGCAATTGATTCTTCAAGTGATAGTTTTATACCACCTCCTCCTCCAATTGATGATGAAGAAACAGATAATGATGAATAAATTAAATATACACATATATTATACGTGTTTATTTACATATGCCTATTACTAGAAAATACAGTAAACCTTCAAAAACACATAGAAAAAATACAGTAAAACGTAGTAAGAAAATAAAAAAAAGGGGGTCAACAAAATTACGTAGTCACAGAAGACGACAACCTGTTACAAAAAAAAGACGAACTAGAAAAAATAAACAAAGAAAATCTTACAAAGGAGGAAATAATGTTACAAGACAGCAGGAAGAAATACCACCAATTCCCGTAATTATAGATGATGATAGTATTAATCAAGATGAACTTGATGCAATGGAACTTGATTTAGCAGATGACTCATTTGCTTCATATTACCCCCCTACGCCAGATACAAGTATAATGAGTAATCATACAGATGACGGTGAAACTACAACAGAAGATATTTCTTTTGATAATGAAGATGAAGACGAAGAGGATATTTTAAATACTGGATTTTATCAAGAATAAGATGTATAATAAATAGTATAAGAATATTTTAATAGTAATATATTATTATAATATTCATGTATAATCTAACAACATGTATGCTTTATATAGTATTAATTCTCGAGGCGACTTTATCGTTTCGTTTATCTATAAATAAACAATCGATACACAATGAACGTAATAAAAATATACGATGCTATGCATATATTAGTTTATATCATATACCCAATGTTACTTATCCAGAAAATGAAACAGTTGATGATGAAGATATTATTGCAAACTGTCCTCCTACAGAATATAATGGTGATACCCCTGAAATTATGAATAAAATAAAAGAGTATCAATTTAAAGATGCATTATTATCTCATATACAGAACAATAACACGTCTATAGTGTATAAGTTGTTATTAATAGAAAAATATATAAATGATGATACATTAACACCAAACATATATTCAGGTGGATTACTTGATGATTTTTAATTTTATCCGATAACATTCATTATGAGTGGTGCTCGTCGTTTTCCGTCAGGAAGAAGTGTTTTTTGGTCTACAATTTTTGTAGTATCAGTTTCGACGAGATTTTTGATGTATTCATCACTAATAATTTGTAATCGTGAAAAAACTCTGCCTTGTGTACCAGTTCCAAGTATTCCATCTAAATATTGATGATACGCAAAATTGTCCATATTATATATATTATTTTCATTAGAAGGTGCGGTCATTTCATACATAAGAAAACTTTTATTATCTGGGCTATATCTGAACGGAACATCAGGAAACTTATAATCAGCAGTACTCGTAATTGTAATCTCTGTTGGAGAAACCAACCTTAATTCACTAGTCGACCAATTTAGTGGAAGTTGACTATCTGGAACCCAAAAACCACCATCAATATTCTCATATGCTATATGGTAGTTTGAATAAACAGAAGAGCCGATATCACCCTCACCAGTGTCGTCAACATCATTAGTGTCTCTAATTACTGTAAATGAAACATAACATTCATCAGTGTATGAATATTGATTATTAAAACTACCACCTATTAGATATGTAACTACTTTTGTTTGTGAGGTTACCCTATTGGATATCTGTCTCTCTATCTTCCAACCAACTAAATCTTTTACACTAGTAACACCAGGGAGAGACATTATGTTACCTTCGTCATAGATGACCTCCGCAGTTTTGACAAATGATTGTGGTGGTTCTTGATTTGGATTATCATTACTATATCCTATACCATAATAGTTCAATACATTAAAACCATTTGGCCCCCTGTGTGTAACTGGACGTAAAATATTATCATATTTCCTAAAAGAAATACCCTTTAAAGGATATTCTTGTATTATATTGTCACCGAAAGAACTGATTTTTAATTTTGTTTCAGGTAAAACATAAGAAACAAATGGAAACATAAAATCTCTATACACATCATCAAATAATGAAAGTTCACTAGATACGGTAGTTACATTTGGATTGTATTCACCATAGTACGATGTTCCGTCACTTTTAAGATATTTCATACCGTAATTCACACCTAATACACCTGCAGTTTGAATTGTATAATCATTTTTTTCTGTAGCATTCAAACCAGTTATTTTAAGCCATTCACCTGTAGTCGGACTGGTCATAATCCATCTCATTACAATTGTATCTGTTATTCGTGGAATCGTATTTGTATATGTTGTAATTATATCATCAATATTCATATCTACTTCGTGAACGTATCTAATTATAAACTTTTCCCATTGTTTATTTCCATTTATTGATGTTATACTCAAACGAACAAGTTTTTCCCAATTATCATTTGTAGATATACCCTCACTATCAGTTGACTTTATCTCAAATGAAGCACGTGACTCGTATGGAACAATGTTTCGTCTAGATATTTCAAACTGGGCATCATTATTAGGTTGTAATTGTTCATATAATAATGTTCCATCAACAAAATCTAGTATTCCCACAGGGTCCAAAAGAAATACTGCACGTATTAATTTTATATCACCAGTTGTTTTATATTCTAAGAAATCCCCATTCATACGAAAAGAAACTTGATTATATGTAACATCTTTAAGTATTTTGAGTTGTGGTATACTTTGACTTACTATGTTATTTGATCCAAACAAGCCATTGTTTTGCACTGTATATGGAAGTAATGACGATAACCAACCGTCTTTTTGCACTGATATCATATTATCAATATTTACACCTTCTAATAGTGGGTTTGTTGAACAAGTTCCATATGTATATGTTTTTGTTAATAATGTATCAAGTGTGGTTGTCGTGCTTGAAAGGGTTAATTTTGTTCTGTTTGTAGCAGTTGCACCTTTATATGCAAATGATTTTAACCATATTATATATACTGCTAGTATAAGTTCATCTACTACATTAAAATCCATTCCCGTGTATGCCTTTCTTGTGAGGTCTACTTCTGAATTTGACTGACCGCCACCTCCACCACCCATATCACCTCCTATACCACCGTCACCACCACCACTGCCACCTCCGTCGCCACCTCCGTCGCCACCACCCATATCACCACCGCCATAGCCCCCATCGCCACCACCACTTCCACCTCCGTTGTCGCCACCACTGTCACCTCCGTTGTCGCCACCACTGCCACCTCCGCTGTCTCCACCACTGCCACCTCCGCTGTCTCCACCACTGCCACCTCCGCTGTCGCCACCACTGCCACCAGAGCCAGAACCACCGCCTGGTGCAGTATAAGGATAATAAAGTGAAGGAACTACTTCATCCCCCGAAGTCTTATATAATTTAAAACTATGTTCGTTCTCGTAATCTACATCCTCTTGATTTCTTTGTGTTATTTTAAGTTTATAAATACCAGGTGGAATATTAACACCTACAGGACCATAATCAATAGGCGAACCTAGTGAAGGTGTTTGGTTAGGGGTGTATGAATTATTATTAATTTCAATTGTTGTATTAGTGTTACTACTGGAAATCTCAAGCACTGTTCCATCCGCATTGGATATATTATATTTTAACCCTTGAAGACCGTCTCCATACGCATCTATTAATTTAATGTATGATACGTCTTCATCTGTCGTTATTGTATATTCCAGATCATCGGGAATTCCATACGAAGTATTAGTAAAAAGATTATTGCTACCGAGATAATTAATTCCATTAAAATCAACTCTTGTAGCACCAGCGGGAACATCGGGTACATCGTCTGAAGTTATGTTATTATAATCGGCGTCGTTAAAGGTGGGTAAGTCGCCACCACCACTGCCACCAGAGCCAGAGCCGGAACCGCCGTCTGGTGCAATATAAGGATAATAAAATGAAGAAAGTACTTCAACCCCAAAAGTATTATATAATCTAAAAATATGTTCGTTATCGTAATCTACATTGTCTTGATTTCTTTGTGTTATTTTAAGTTTATAAATACCAGATGGAATATTAACACCTACAGGGCCATAATCAAGAGGCGAACCTAGTGAAGGTGTTTGGTTAGGGGTGTATGAATTATTATTAATTTCAATTGTTGTATTAGTGTTACTACTGGAAATAACAAGCACTGTTCCATCCGCATTGGATATATTATATTTTAACCCAGCTAGACCGTCGCCATACGAATCTATTATTTTAATGTATGATACGTCGTATTGTGTCTTTATTGTATATTCCAGATCATCGGGAACTCCATTCGAAGTATTAATAAAAACACCATTACTACCAATATAATTTCCAAGAGAGTCAAAATCAATTCTTGTACGACCAGTAGGAACATCAGGTAAGTTGTTTGAAGTTATGACAGCATAATCGTAATCATATGTGGCTATATTTCTTGTTCCACCTCTCGTTATCATACGATTATTACCTCCACGGGGTAATATGTGTTTATTACCACCGCGAGTTATCATATTATTACCACCGCGATTTACTTGATATACAGTTTCTCCAATTGGTGTAAATAATTTAAAATAACCTTGGTAAGGATTAACATCAAACCAATTTGCTAAATATTCGATATATTCGCGACATGTAATACCACCATTAGGTTTTTTAGTAATGCTAGAATAATTAAGTATATTAAATCTATGTGTGGTAATACCACTCCTCTTTTTTCCACGTGTAATAGCGTATGCTTTTACTGTAAAATAACCTCTTTTATAATTTGCTTGATGTATTGCTAGACGAACAAAACGATGGTCGCCTTGTTTTTGTTCATCTATGAACTCAGTATATGTTGTTTCATCATCAATTGCCCAGTAATATACTGTATTTAAAGGATCATTACTTGGATTATTTAATATGAACTCAACTGGGCCTCTGATACCTGATTCAACAGTTGTGGTGCTAGTTGTACCTTGGTAAAAATTAACTACAGCATAATATGTATCGGGGGGCATTGTTTCGATAATTAAGTTACCTGGATTAATGTCATAATCAGTAATACTGGTTGGAAAAGGTTCATAATATTTATTTGTAAAGATTGGTGCAGATGTAATATTTTCAGAATATGTATAAGAACCGTTACATGTATTACTATGAGGTTCTGAGCATGAAATACCATTTGTTGCAGTAGATCCTGAAGTAGATGAACTACAATTAATACCAAAGTTATCTAAACAAGCCGTGCGTTTAAATATACTATTGCGTGTAAAATCATTCATCATAGTATGTCTTGTATTATACAACTTGTTGTGTTTTAATTTATCATCATTATTATTAATAATATCAGAATTGGTTCCTGGCATACCTTGATATACTATATATAAATAAAAAATATCATTATACGAAACTATAATGATATTTTAGTGATTAATTATAAAATCATATTAGTCATTCTCAATTTTAGGTGCAAGATAAAAATATAGTTTACCATCTCCTTCCCCAACGTCATATAAAATTCTAATAGGGAAGTTTTCTGTTAAAGAGATAACAACATTTTTTGAAATTTTACTATACATACAAATATCATGTAATTTATGAAGAGAAAATCCCAACTTCATATCAACATCTTCAATACATGCTATGTCATTGTCAATGACAACCTCCATTTTCCCCGCCTCATTTCCAGAAGCAGAACAAATGATTTTTTCTGGTTTACAGTCAAACTCAATGCTGTCACTGAAAATGATCATTTGGTTAATAATTGAAGCAAACTTGGAAGATGATAATTCAATGTCTACATGTGATTCAAACTCTGGTATATGTAGACTTTCGGTATCTAAGTCAACCAGAGGCAACTCAAACCTTTTATCGTATATATTTGGGTCTTTACTTGTAAACTTAATCTGAAGTCTATCGTTATCTTTTTCAAATGCCATATGAATAGTTTGTCCCTTTTCTCGCGTATTAAGTACTTTATAAAAAATAGATACAGTTATTCCAATGACTACACCGTCTCCATCAACCTTATATGAATGAAACCAATTAGCAGGAAGAAATATTTCAGTGATAACAATATTTCCACTATCTAATGCTTGAACATATAACCTCTCTTTGTTAAACATAAGATTGATAGTATCACTGACTAATTTCATATGTTGAAATATACTGCAAAATGCATCCGCCTGATTATTGTCATGTATTTCGAGCTCCATACTCACAGTACAAGTGTTGTATTTAATATAATTTTTAATATTAATTACAGCTTAGTATATTTTTTATGTTGCAAACATCATGCCACAGTTTCCTCCTGTAAAATGTAAAATATTATACATTTCCTGAAAGACTGTTAGGTCATAGTTATAATCATATAATCTCCAAGAAGGTTTATTTACACCTACAAAGTCGTTTGTGTCGGGGTCACATATTGCAAGTGTTTGTGCATGAGGGTCTAATGGAGGAACAATAGTATTCAGTTCTAGTTCTAATTTTGGAACTTGTGTTAAGTCTGCTGCACCAGATGGTTGAAGTTGGTAGGCTGAATCATTTACTGCGAATGTATAACAATATAGTCCATCTTCAGCATTTCCAGAAGTTCTTGTGTATTTTTCCATATAATTAAATACAGTATCGGGTAAGAGATTTTCACGATACTCGCCATTAAAAAGTATTGCAGCACTTTCTAGTATATCTTTTTGATTTTCGGCTTGATAATCACCTGTTACATACCAACCAGTAAGGTTACCGTCAGCATTTACACCTGGTGCTACACTAAGACTTTCTACATTTGGACTATTTGCATGTTGACGAAAAATTGGATGAGTTACATTTGAAAGATAATTAAACGTGCTTGATGGTGCAGGATAGATATCATAAGGAATATAGTTATATGGCCAGTTTGTTTTATTTGACCATTCGTTTCTCATAAATACATCACTTCGTTTTAAACAAAACATAATATTTGGAATAATACCTGTTGTATCTAGTTTAATTTTACTAGAACCTACTACATTTTTAAAAGTAGTTTCTTTCACTTGCTTAATTAAATATTTCTGTTCTCTTTGAAAAAATACTCTACGTTCTTCATCTGATAAAAATCCATATGTGCACATTAAGTGAATATCTGCATTCCATAATGTTCTTGTATCATCATATGAATCAACGCCAAGCTGAACATCTGGAGGAGTTTGTAAAAAACGATAGAACTGCATATGTGGTTGATTAAAATTTGGAGCAACATAAGGATAATTATTTTCACTGTCTAAAACATCGCGTATCTTGAAAAGTTGTTGAATGGGACGGAATGTAACATTTATGAATAGTTCATTATATTGAAGGCTTGCTAATGGGACAGCATTTTGTGATTTTAATGAAAACCATGCATTAAGTGGAATAAGGAGTTGTCTTCCACGAATAGAAGGTTCAGACCCATTTTCACTTTCCGTATAATATGCATTTGGATACGTATTTACGCGTGCTCCCGAATTAGCAGGGTCATTCATTCCTTGTGTATGACCTGTCATTCTGTAAAAGAGTTCTTTCTTTTCTTCAGAGAAGTCACGCTGAACAATTGAAAGTAAATATTCGCCAGAATACTCTTGCAATGTATAATTTCCGCAAGTAATACTTACTTTATCTATCATCATTGCACCCAGATTTTCAATCCACTTAAACTCATATGGAACCCATACACCCGTATTCTTTGTTGGGTCTTGTTCATTTGTTACTGGTGGAATAATACCAGACCAAATACTAGGCATAGTAACTGATACATATGCATCCATAAGAAGATCCGCATGTCTAGGTATTTTAAACGACATTTTTGACTGTTCATTTAATCTAAGGGTTTTTGAACCATTAAAATCTATTCTGAACTTTTGCATTGCAAAATCAGTGTATTTGCTGTATGTAAACTTAAAAAAGGATTTTGTGGGATTACCGGTTAATATAAGACCCGCTTTCCCTTCTAATTTTAATTGCATAAGACCACCCGGCATTTATAACTCTAACTTATTATAACTAGAGATATTATTGTGTTATGTTTAATATGTTGTAACAATAACTTAGTAAACTTTAATATTCATTATTTTCTTGAAATATAAATATAGTTGTACTGTAATATGGACAAGTCAAATAACAATGGTTCTGGAGATATGGCAGGTAATGCAATGGACTTTATAAATAAACTAAAAGATAAATATATTGTTACTATTCTCACCATAATGATAATAGGAATATTAATTGCTCTTGTGTTTTTCTATTATGGGGTATTTAATTTAGAAAATACAACATGTAAAACCTATGATGAAATGTATACAGCTGTAAATCCTCATATACGGTCCATTACAGAAGCAGAAAATTTTAAATACATGTTTAGAGATTATTATATTAAAACTGCTGCTAATTGTTGTAATACTGGTAACGTGAAAAATGGTGTTGTTTCTACATGTGCTTTGCGAAATGTTATTAAAGATGGCGTGAGAGGTCTTGATTTTGAGATTTATTCTATGAATGATAGACCAGTTGTTGCATCATCAACTCTTGACAAATATACCGTAAAAGAACTTTATAATAAAGTAGATTTTGAAGATGTTATGGGGGTGATAGTTAATTACGCATTTTCTAGAGGAAGCTGTCCAAATCCCGATGATCCTATCATTATTCATATTCGTTTTATGAGTCAAAATCAAAGTATGTATGAAACCCTTGCTTCTATTTTTAAACAACATGAAAAACATCTTCTTCCTCCAGGAGCTCATTATGAGACCTACCGTCAAAACCTTGGTGAAGTACCACTTCTAATGTTAAGAAAAAAAATTGTTGTTGTTGTCTGTAATACAAATAAAACCTACTTGGACGTAAAACCATTTTACAAATATGTAAATATGACAAGTGGGTCTATGTTTATGCGTTATTATACAAATGACCAAATACGTAATGTTCCTAGCGTGGAAGAACAAGTAAAATATGATAAAAAGAATATGTCAATTGTTGTTCCAGATAGACAAAGCGACCCTCCAAATCCAGGAAGTGTTGCTACGAGAAAAATGGGTATTCAGCTAACTGCTATGCAATATTACCTGAACGACACATCTTTACAAGAAATGAGGGAGTTCTTTAATAGACAGAACACAGCCTTTGTATTGAAACCTGAAAACTTACGTTTCGTGCAAAAATATATTCCTGCTCCAAAGAAACAAAACCCTAAACTATCGTTCGCGACAAAAACTGGATCCGCACAGGGTATTAAGTTTAATATTTAATTTAACGGTGATAACATATTTATTTTCATATATTAATATATACGTTATTAGTTATACATTTAGAATAAAATGGCTTCAAAACATCCTTCGTGTGATGCAAAAATGACATTTAGTGAATGTGAACTTACTATATTGCGAAGTGCGGTAGATGATGCTGACACACGTCGTAATAAAAAAATAGTAAACTCGCCAGAAGTCCAGCGTATGATAAAACTAGTAGAAGATTTTCTTCGTAAAAAGAAATTAATTTGTTACGGCGGAACCGCAATTAATGCTCTCCTTCCAAAACATGCACAATTTTATAACAAAGATACTGACCTAGCAGATTATGATTTTTTTAGTCCTAATCCTGTAGAAGATGCGAAAGCATTGTCTAATATTTTTTGCAAAAATGGATTTGAAGAAGTAGAAGCCAAGTCTGGACAACATCATGGAACATACAAAGTCTTTGTTAATTTTATTGGTATGGCAGATATAACATTTTTACATAAGGATGTTTATAACGCTTTAAAGAAAGAAGCAAAACGTGTTGATGGTATTTATTATTGTCCTCCAAACTATCTTCGTATGTCTATGTATTTAGAACTTTCTAGACCAGAAGGCGACGTTAGTCGCTGGGAAAAGGTATTGAAACGATTAGGTCTTTTAAATAAATATCACCCTTTAAAAATAAGTGATTGCAATAGTGTAGATTTTCAGCGCAGTTTATCGTCTCCAACTGGATATGATGAGGTTACCTGTGTGAAAATATATAATACTGTAAAAAAAACGCTTGTTCAAGAAGATGTTGTATTTTTTGGAGGATTTGCTATTTCTAGTTATTTGGAATATATGCCTTCAACTACACAAAAGAAAGTAAAGAAGATACCAGACTTCGATGTTTTCTCAGAAGCAGCTGAAACAACTGCACGTCTTGTAAAAGAACGTCTTGAAGATATTGGTATTAAAGACGTAAAAGTAGTTAAAAAATCGTGTGTTGGAGAAGTTATCTCCGCGCACTATCAAGTTGTTATAGGTAAAAACGATACGGTTGCCTTTGTTTATGAGCCAATGGGGTGTCATAGTTATAATAAAGTTAGGGTTAATAACACTTCTGTGAAGATAGCTACTATTGATACTATGCTCAGCATGTATCTTGCCTTTTTATATTCTAGTCGTAATTACTATGATTTAAATCGTTTGTTGTGTATGGCAAACTTTTTATATAAGGTTCAAGAGAGAAACAGATTAAAACAAAAGGGTGTATTAAAACGTTTCAGCATTAATTGTTATGGTTATCAGCATACAAAGGAAGACATGCGCTCTGAAAAAATGAAAATGTATGAGGAGTTAAAAAATAAACGTGATACAAAAGAATACGAAGAGTGGTTTTTAAAATATAGACCACTTGACAATAAATCAACCAAAAAAGCTGTTAAAAAGACAAGAAAAGCTGTCCGTAAACAAGCAAAGAAAACACAGAAAAAAAAGAAGTAACTATTTACACACAATAATGTTGAATAAATGTTTTATATATATCTTCTGATGTTACTCTAAAAACTTTTACAATAAAGGTCTTCAACATATCATCACCTATGTATCGAGTTGCATAGATTATGATAGAAATTAAATACCCCATAAAAATCAAGAGTAGTTGTTTTACTTTATTTTGAATATTTATTGTCATTGGCATATTATGTTTAAAACAACACATTTGTGTAGGTATCCCTGTCATAAAAAACGTATGTGCGTCAAGTGTTCCGCTCAATACACGATGAATATTATTATTTTCGTTTTTTACGTTTAATGTAGATGTTAGTGTATTAATATTACTATACGTAACGAGGGAAATACATAACATTTTCCGTCCATTATCAGCAGATGCGTTTCGTTTTTCTTTAAAAAAATAGGGTTGTTGTCCATCAATATATCTTCCATGACGTGCAATATTTGCATCTATTACAAAAGGAATATGTGCTGACCGTGAAATACATTCAAATAAGTGGTCATTTGACTTATATTTACATTTCACAACATGTCGACAGTTTTTTACATCATAGTATGTCATATAGAGACGATTGTTTAAACGCATATATAAGTTTTCATCACTAACTTCTCTAATGATATTAAAAATAGTAGTAAAAACATCTAATCGTCCATCTTGTTTAAATATGTCTAATCCTTTACGATACATATTTTCAAATAAATCAAGACGATCAATCATATATAAAACAGAACAAACTGTACTGACACTACATGCTGAAAACCTATGTATTTTAATTCGTCCCCTTTTCTCTAATTCTTTCAAAAAATATAACACGCCAATAAGATAAGAACCATTAAAAGCGCCACCCTCAACAACAACATCCAGATGTAACGTGTTTGTATTTAAAAAAGTTGATGGCGTGGTTTCCATAAGCCGTGATATGTATTTTTCAATCATAATGTGTTATAATTAGACCCAATTAACTTGTCTAATTATAAGATATTTATCTTCCTAACTTATTTTCTACCCTTTGACTTTTTTGCTGTTTTTTTTCTTTTATTTCCTCCTTCTAATGGTATCTTTCCTAACCTCATATCCTCTGCATCTTGTTGACGTTTCCTATTTTCATACTGAACAACAGCTTTTAACTTATCTTTGTTTTTTGATATAAACATACGTTTTGTTTTATTTTGTTTTGGACTTGATGGTGATTTAGTCTCAGGTAAAAACTGAACATTTTTACGTGTTTTTTTTGGAGGTGTATCAGGTTTTTCTGGTTTACTTTTACCAATGCCTCTCCCTTTTTGTTTTATTTTTCTGGTTTTTCTTTTCCCTCCAAAAAACCCTGATATTGATGTTGCAACATCTCTTTTTGCTACTGGAACTAAATCCCTTCCATCTTCTAGTTTTGCCTTTCCAGTTACTAATCTAGTCATCGCTATATTCTTTTTTCTCTCTTCTCTTTCTCTAATTAAATCAATAATTTCTTGAGGTGCTTTATTGTGCATCGCAGCATCTAACGCCGTTGAGTATACTGTATCTATACTTACATCAGTTCTCTTGTCTTTCAATAATAATTTAATTATTTCTATAGTTTTTTTATATCGTTCATGATATTTTAACATTTTTAATGCTTTTATAAGTGCAGTTGAACCCATATCGCGACCTTGTCGTGCATTCACATTAATATTTGGCTGTTTTAATAGTATTTTTACGATTTCTACATTTCCACGAATAACTGCTCTATGAAGAATTGGAGTATCTCCAGTCCTTGTGTTTACATCAGCACCACGTTCTAAAGCACTTATAACGTTATCTATGTCGCCTACCTCTATAGCTTCCGCTATATATTCTTCATAAAGATTATTTATAAAACTTTCACCTGCACTTATTTCTGCATTGTAATAAGAAATCTCATTGTTATATTCATCTAATTCCTCTTTTGACATTCTCAAAAATGGTGATACTAATGTCGCAGAGTCTCTTTTAGCTATAGGAACTAAATCTCTTCCATCTCTTTTTTTGCCCTTTTCAGTTACTAATCTGGTCGTTATTACCTTATTTTCTTTCTCTTCTTTTTCTCTAATAACACGTTGTTTTTCTATTTTAAGTTCTTCTATATCCTTTTCTTCGAAATTGATCTCATCTATGAGATATTCTAATCTATCATTATCTCCTCCATTTTGCCTTCTAGAACGCGTTTTTCTTCTACTTGATCTAACACGTTGTGTTTTTACACGATTTCTTGTCTTTTTTCCTCCTTTAAATTCCTTATCATGAAACCCCCATTCATTATCGCCATATTTAACATCACTATCATCCAATGAGTCCATATATTGTTCTATAGGAGATTGTGAACGTGAAGAAATAGCACTAGGAGGGTCACTATATGGAGAAGTTGGTTTTGATGGAACTTCGATTGGGCTAAATGAACGATCCATATATTGTGCCTTTACAGGTTGTGCCATTTCAACATCATAATAAGTATCTTTATTAATTGGAGATGGATTGTTTAAACGATACGCATCAAGTCTAGTTTGCATTGTTTTCTTAGGAGTAGGATGAAATATATCACGTGTTTGTTTGACAACCTGAATTATTTTTCCAGGAACAGGGCGTTTTTTTGTACTATTTTCAGGCATAATATAGAATACACTTCCTATATATTATTTGTCTAAAATATTATATTGTTTTAAGTAATCTCTTCACTGTAAAAATAATAAGTGCTATAAACAAACTATTAAATAAAATACCATATGTATTAATGTTCATATCTTCACCAAACAATCCAGGTATAAATCGTCTCTCATACTTTTTAAAAGCAGGAAGTTGAAACAAAAAATAAATAAGCATTGCAATAATTGGTGTTTGTAGCTCTTCATAAATATCTTCTATAGAAGCTTGTTTCATTATGTTGGCTTCGTGCTCGCGAACGATATTCTCATTTGTTTGATAATCCTGAATATAGTCAGTATTTTCAGTTTCAGGAACATAATTTGTTTTGACTTCTTCATCTGCAGCCACACGGCTTTCATCCATTGGAATATCACGGGAGGGTAGGGAGGAACCACCATTTTTTGTTATGTTTTGAATACCAGAAACAAGCTCAGCAATTGTATTTTGTGATAGTTCAATACCACCATTTTTATTACTACCTGTTTCACTATTTCCAAGTTGTTGTTGCATACTATCAATCATTTTACTCTGCTCAGTAGCTGTAATTTGAACATTTCCTCCTATACTTCCTCCTCCAGCGGGATCTGTTGGAAGCGAGGAAATATTAGTCATCGCTGAACTCATTAATCTATTATGTTAATAGATAGATTGTGGCGAATATTTACGCAGAGAATACTAAATAAAATAAATATTGTATTACTTATTTTATTTACAAAATTATTTACGTCGTTTTGTTTTCTTCTGTTTACGTTTATGCTTACGTCGTTTTGTTTGACGTTTCTTTTTACGTTTACCACCATTTAATGTCACATTTGAATAGTCATAGTTTATACCTCGGGGGTATTCTCGACGGATCCATTCTCTGTCAATGTTCTCTCTGGTCATAGGATTTGTCGGGTTATTAATAGTTGTTTTTATCCATTGAAGTAAATTATTTCTATCATAACAATAATTTGTATTATCATTTAGTTTTACCGCATGTTCTCTTAAAAGTTTGTCCTGAGAAATTGCATCATATATAGTATCTTCATCATCTTTCGCACAATTATTGTACATTTCTTCACTCATAATAGGTATAGCAGCTGTTGGGTTGTCATCAATCTGACCATCTGGTCGTAATAAATTAAGTAAATATTCGTCATTAAGTTGTCTATTACGTGCTAGATTAAGTGGTCCGTTGCGTGCTATGTCATATGCAGTTTGTCCACTGTTATTTTGTAGTGATTTATCTGCACCAAACTCAATAAGTGTCATTATAATACTAGATGCCTCTATAGTGTGTATTCCATTAATTATAATTGGTATTGCAAGATGAGGTGGAAGGGCGATATACATAAGTGGTGTATTCATATCCTCATCTCTACAATTAAAAAACTCATATCTTATTTCATCTGTAATATATTGATTAAATGAACGTATTATTAATTCACGCTTGCCCCTTATATCATCAATCATACCTCGAGGACTCCATGCTAATAACATAGATAATGCATTCATTCCACTAGTAGTTCTCATAGTAATGTCTGCCCCATGATAAAGTAATAATCTTACAACGAGAGCATTCATATTTTTTGATGCTAATATTAGTGAAGTATATCCATTTGGGTCATCACTTGCGTTTACATCAGCCCCTCTCAGAAGTAATAATTCTATTAATTCTATGCTTTTTTTTGAACTTACTGCAGTCATTAAAGGCGTATAATCATACCTATTTAAAGTATCTATATCTGCCCCTTCTTCTATTGCATGATTTACTTCTTCTATATTATCATGTTCAACTGCTTCAAATAACATTTCATTTGCCTCTTCTCGACTTACCCCGCCAGTTTTATTTCTACGATTAGATTTTGTCCTTTTCTTTCTCGTTTTTTTTTTACGTATACTCATAGTTAGTTATAATAAGAATATATTTTAAATTATAACTAGCTTTACATCTGAACTGATTTTACATCCTTACGACAACGAATACTTTTTGTCTCAAACTTATAGCACTTATTATCCTGTTTGAAAACTTTTCCTTCTATTTCATTAAAATCCGGGGCCTTAAAAATGATACAGTTTCTCTCTTTACATACAACTCTAAACATGGTAGCAAGGCCAAATCCAAGAATTGCTGACATAATATGTTTACCTACCGATGTATTAAAAAACTTTTGCAAATTCATAATTCCTGATATATAATATACATATAATAAATTACACTTCAATTATTTTTGAATAGGATATTCTGAAATCTTTGTCTCATCAGTAGGACAAGTTACTTCTTTTCCTTCGTATGCATAACAATTGTCTGCTGTATCTTTATACTGAACTCTCATGACATTTTCGGGAGTTGGAAATACATATACCTCATGCATATCTGCTCCCCATAAATAGACAAGTAGTAGTCCAAGAGAAAGGCTTATTAAAAAGGTACTAATGGATAAATATTTGCTAATCATTCGGTCTTATAATATAACCAAATAATATTATTATATCTATAATAAAAATATTATTTAACAATAATTTTATTGAGTAATTGAGTAATTTATTCTGAAATTACCATCTCAATATTTTCTTCTTCCTTTTCCTCGGAAACATCACACTTATAATTATCAATATTCATAATACAACTTACAACATCTCCTCCTTCAGCAGCAAGAGCTTTTTCAGCAGTAGGTTGATCACAGCTAGTTTGTTCCATAATAGTACGAACATCTTCATTATCAACTCCAGAAACATTGGCAGAAGGGGCATCACCACCCTTATAATTATCAATGTTCATAATACAAGAAATAACGTCTCCATTCTCATGTGTCAAAGCATTAATAGCTGTAGGCTTATTACACTGTGTCTGTTCCATGACAGTTGCGACATCTTCTTCATTTACATTTTGTCCATTAAGAGCTTGACTTAAATCAATATTGGAAACATTGTTATTTTGTACGTAATTATGATCTTGTGATGGATGAGGCTCAAATTCTAAATTACACTGAAAACTTATTTCTTGAGATGGACTTTCATTAATTTTCATATTAAAACGAACTTTATGATTTCCTATAAACTGCATTATATTGTGAACACTTTGGGGATCCATATTAGCATATTTATCACTTTGGATAACTTTCAAAGTTGGCGCTTCAATGCGAACAGCTGGTGGTCGTGCACTATCTTTATCTACCTGGTCCATTAACTTTTTATCTTCAGCACTTAAGAAATTTTTATTCATACTCTTCATCTTTGCAACAAGACGTTTATTAGTTTCTAGTATTCTATATAAATCTCGTTTCATATTGTCAACTTTTATATCTGCCTCGGAGAATGCTCTCTTGACATCTTCTCGTTGCATTGTTTCTTGACGCACACGTTCAAGTTCTTGTATTTGCTTTTCTCTATTTTTTGTGATTTGGTCTATTTGGTGCAAAACCTCGGGTTTATTTTTAACTTCTCCAGCTTCATATTTTGCCAAAGCATCATCAATATCTTCCAAAAAGAACTTTTTGGCACTTGGATCTTTTACAATATCGTCAATAACAATATTCATATCTGGCTGACATGTTGGGTTTGGTGCATGTTCCAATAGTTTTCTCTTATCAAATGTATTATGTTCATGAGAAAAAACCAATATAGTCTTTAAAGGATCTAACTGAATAAAAGGAACAGTATAATCTTTCAAAAAATCACGCTCTTCTGCCAAAGCTTTAAAATCATCATACTTGGTCTGTTTCAGAAGTTCGCGTTTAAACGCAAATGTTCCAGCAGTTGCGTGATTCGGACCATAAGGACCAAAACGATACATTTGTTGAATATGTTTAAAATATAAAAATAGAATTGAAGAACCACTTGCAAGAACATTAGGGTCAGACATAAGCATTTCTACTGCATGACTAATACGTTCAGGTGGATAGTAATCGTCGTCATCTTGATATACAATAATATCACCAATAGCTTTGGAATGCATAAAGTTGCGTTTACGACCAAGTATCATTTGTTTTTCTTCGCGAAAATACTTTACCTGAGGAATATCTTTTACTAGCTCTTCAATTGAGTCAGAACCATCATCAACAATAATCCATTCCATACGGTCCTTGGGGTAGTCATAATTATTAAAACACTCAATTGCCATAGGCCAGAATGGTCTTCGGTTAAAAGTTGGGGTACAAATACTTACAAATGGATATGCATGATTTTCATTTTTAACCTGATTATTTGGGCCAGGTTGTTTCTTTCCACCCTTATTTTTCTTAGCAGGTTTCTTTCCCATTTATTATACTAGTATTTTATACCTTATTTTTAAATATATAACTTATTAAAGAATATTATATATCTAAATGAAAGATTTTTATTACATTAACCATAAAAAGTACCATTTCTTTTCAGGTTCTTTTGGCTTTTGTTCAAACTTTTCGGGTTTACACTCTTTCTCTGCTTGATCGGTTCCAAGAAGGTATGTTGTAAACTTATCAACGTCTTTTATCTTATATGGTTTATATAATTCTGTAAAATACCACAAAACAATAATTGTAAAAACAGTTGTCCACATAGCATAGACACCCATAATACGAGCCATGTCCATAATTAAAAATAAAGAAATGATAAATAGAATAAAGTTTCGGTATATCTTAATAAACTTTTTCATATGCGAGAACAATGTAAATCGTTTTGGCATGTTTGGATGTGGTTGCCCATTTACTGTATCATCTTCTTCATCACTTGCATTTCCGTCGTTTTTCTTATCATCTTTATCATCATCTTTATCATCATCTTTATCATCATCTTTATCATCTGGTTTACTGTCATTTTCTTTGTCATCTGAATCGTCTGCACCGCCCTTCATATTTTTGTCATCTGAACTACCACTATCTACACCAAATGTCATTTTATCAGCATTTTTCTGAATAACTGTATCAATCTCTTTTGTTGATGTATATAAACGTAACAAAAAGAATGGTGTAAAGACAATAGATACAAACATAAACAATGAAAGCGTTGTGCATGTAGGAATAATTGCAACTAGGCCACAAATTAATATAAAATAGAAGAGCAATGAATATAAAATATTCCACCCTTCCCACATTCCTGCCTGACCCTCTTTCCATTTGGCTTGTTTTTCATCATTTACAACAATTATTTCTTTTTCATAATAGATTAGTCCTGCTTCTGTAAAAAATGCAATAACACCTTTAATTGTCGAATATAAAATAGCTATAATATGAGCAATAAGAATGATAACAAGACCAAACACAAAGATGACTAGTTCAGGAAGGATTGAATTAAAAAGTGACATGATAGACATGTAAACTGTTGAATAATTTTGTGTCATTCCTGAAAAAATCGTACCTAGATAATTACCTAATACATTTGAATGAGGACTTTTTGTTAATATACGCATAACCTTATAAAGATAAGAAGCTGATACAATTTTGTCATTGTAGTTGACAGGATAATATGCTTTTATTGAACGCATATCTCCAGACTTTGATTTATTTGATAAATAGTCCAAATGAACTTGTTCTGGAGGAACTTTATCATTTGAATATGGATAAGCTGTTAAACAGTCTGGAATTAGTTTTGTTTGAGAAAATCTAAACTGAGTAACAGAAAAAACACCTATAAAAACAAATATAGCAACGTGTATTAAATTGTTAAGAATTGCCTGTAAAAGTCTAACTACTTTCGTTTTAAAACTTTCTTCCTTAGGTTTCTCTTTTTTCTTATCTTTTTTTGCCATGATATACTTACTATATGATAATATTATTTTTAGTTTTACAACAACAACGCAATAAGTAGAGAAATAATTAATTTATTATCTAGTAGATTATAGACCTATATCTATACTTTCTGGCTCATCTTTCATATCCATATAATCTATATGAGAACCATGTATTTCTTTATTTTCGGATGCATGTTTCTCTAAATAACGTGTTATCCTATTAATATCTAATTTACTTAACTCATATGTATCAAGTAATGTTAATATACTTGCATCCTCTTGTTTATTAACAAATGATTTAAAAAATACAAACATATCCTTCTTATCCATTCCTATTTTTTGACACAGATTTTGAATAAAAACAGAATTGTTGTATTCAGTTGAATATTTTGTAAGAACTTTTGTAAATCTAATATCATTCATTTTATTATTTTTATTATTATCAGTTGTATTATAATAATCATGTAACAGTTTACTATTGTAAAAAGTTTTTATAAGAGAACTTAATTCGTTAAACTGCCATATTTGTTTTTGAAATGTTATACGATCAATATAATCAGCAAAACATATATTTTCTAAAAAGTTGATATAAACTTCTACATTAGTCTTTTTATCTTTATCTGTAAAAACATCAATAATATTTTCATGCCATAGTAGCCCAACAATAGTTCTGTCTGTTTCATTCATTATTACAAGATGATCCTCAATTCTATAAGGTTGGTTGAAAAGATTAAATACTGTTTGTTTTGTATCTTCATTAAATGTTTTAGGGTGTAATATATTTCGTATAATATCTAATGACGGCAAATCAATATTGTTATCAATATGATATTTACATATTTTATATACTTGTTCTAGGCGTCTTAGATCCCCCTGACTATTTGAGGAAATATAATCTATATATTTCTTGGGAAGTTCTGGTATTATTGTATCTAAAATATTTGTTATATGGTCATCTTCTATTTTTTTCAGTTCAAAAACTTCACATACTTTCATTAATTCTTTTATTTTTTTATCAGAATGATAGTTACTTATACAAATAATAGGCGATTTTGCAATATCTTCTGTCTTCTGTTTTTTTGTCTTCTTAGGTCGTATCAGTTTAATTAATGTATTTAATCCGCCTTTATCTCCACTATTCATACCATCAATCTCATCCATAATAATAGCAATACTCTGCCGTTTTGCATAAAAACAACTCATAACATTTACATCTGTCTGATTATTTTTTGTAATTTTTTCAATCACTCCCTTATTACGAATATCTCCTGCATCATACACAAGACTATCATAATTCATATCTTTTAATAAGTTTTTGATAAATGTAGTTTTTCCACAACCTGGACCGCCATATAAGTATATCCCACGTTTTTTTGTTAGGTCATGTTTGTTTCTTTCAAAATCTAGTAAAAACTCGCGTATATTGCTGTATACGTCATCGCGCGACAATATAGTATTAATATTTGGAATATTCATACTATAATACTTTCATTATATTTATGTTTATTTAACTACTATTTCATAGTTTAGTAATACTTACCATGTTCCATCAGCTACGGCACGTTTTTTATAACTATCTGAACAAGCATCAAGACTTGTTATCCCGTCCCAAGTCAAGTCACATGCTTCCATCATACCTTTGGATGCACACGCAGTGTTTGGCTTGTTCCATCCTTTTAGATTATATGGACCAATGCCACATTTTCCTAGACGTTTACTATTAAAACACGAAGTACCGTCACCTTGCTGGTCTTCCCAGTAGTCAGGACAGTTTGATACACTTGGTGGCCATGGCATATCATTCACACCAGACGAAAGTATCCAACCAATAAATGCAATTGCAATTATAAGCACAACACAAGCAATGATTACAACATTTTTTTGAAATGAACCTAAAGCTTCTAACATCAAGACAAAATTATGTACTACTTATATACATATACAATATATATATTTAACTAAGCGCTAAAATAATTTATAAGATTATAATATAGTTAGTATATAAAGTAATTATACAATGAGCATAATACCAAAAACAATTAATGGACGTGTAAACGCATTTGAACCTGAATTAGATACAAAAGCTCTTTTTACTCTATACGATAAAATGCCCGTAAATATACCTAGCACCTTTAGGGACGCAACAAAAGGGGAATGGTGCGAAACAAACTTATCTAGAGCATTTTTCTCCAGAGAAAATGTACAAATATTACAGAATGCTATTAAAGCTGGTGTATACAAAATGTCAAATAAACAATATGTTATTGCCAACCAAAACGTAGATACTCTTCATATCATTATGCGAAGTGTGTTTATGCAAAACGCAATAAATCAAGAACATAATATTAAAGAACAAATAAACCAATTAAATAATATCATTATTGAATATTCTGTTCCTAGAGTTTATTCTTCATTGGTCTCACATAACAAATATATCCGCGATGCAAGCACTTTGGCTGAACCTCTTGCACCTCCTAAACTTATGCGTGATTCTAAGCAACTTCCTCGTCTAAATTATGGGTTTGATAAAGAAAATTAAGACACACCCCCAAACTATTAAATATGACATTAATATCATATTTAATAATCTAACTATAATATATTAAGTATGGCGGAAAATGAAAGTACTTTATCAGACAATGATAGTATTCAAGATATTGCCAATGTGTTAACAAGTATGGCAAATGAAATTGACAACCAAGAAGTGACACAACTCGCTGAAAAAGTGCCAGTTGAAACACCAGAGACTATGTTAACAGTTGAGAATATGAACAAACTTATGAGTGATAGTATTGACTTTATGACACGTGTTATACAAGAATCCGGAACTACACGAAGTCTTGTTTCAGATGCTTTTCAACAACAATCTGAACTTGTCAAAAATGTAAGTAATGTAATGTTATCTGGTGCGAAGGAATATATTGGAAACTTTAAAGAAGTTGCAAATATTACTAAAGACATTATTAAAAGAAGTGCTCTTATTGGTGCTTCAACTATATATGATAAAGTCTTGAAAGCAATTGAACTCAAAGAAAAGGCAAGTGGATATGTTGGTCAATCAAAACCTGTTGATGAACTTATTAAACAACATGAAACTGTTATCTACATTATGTTACAAAAGTCAAGTTTGGATTTAGACAGCGATAACTACTTATCTTCAGAATTAAGTGATGCAGACATAAAGCAAGTTATAGATAAGATTGTGGATGAAGGAAATACTACTGAAATCCAGGCACATGTCATTCGTGCGGCACAGATATTTTTCTTTAATAAAATGGGAAGTTCTGTTGTTGATACTTATGGAAATGTAAGCACTACAGTACAAGATGAAGCGGATACTATGAACTTAAATGATACCATTGACAATGCAGATGTCCTTGGTCAATATAAATTAGCACAATTACGTAAACGAATTGTCTCTCTTGTTGAAGATACCAATGAATTCAAATCTTTTTTGATAACTCTCGTTAATGATACACATAACAATGAGCATCACAATCACAGCAAATATTTCGGTATGACACAAGATGTATCCTCGTTTATAAATGATATTATTGGACCTGAAGGATTTTTATCAATAGACACCAATTATCGTTTAAATAGTGTTGAACAATCAGTTGACTATTATATTGGCAATATACTTGGTAAGAAGATGAAAAAGGATGGTTCTACCTCTTCTGGAGATAGTATACGTTCGCCTAATGGTGAACTTTATAAGCGTGTCGCAAATCTTGAAGAAGGTATTGACGAAAATCTTAATGATATAACGGAATATGTAAACCAACAACATGCTCTTGGATTTAAAGATTTTGGAGACGAAGGTGATGAAGCTGAAAAAACAGAAAAAATGAATAACCTAACACAAGCAGTTGAATCCAGAAAGACTCAATTAACCACACGTGTTCAGCAATTATATCAAAAAATGAATAATGCAATTAATAATCATGATAATAGTGGTAATGTTGAAGAATTAGCCGAAGAACAAGGCGATAGTGGAAAACGTAAAAGAGATGATGTTGAAGAAAGTGATAGTGCTAAACGTAGAAAAGAAGCCTCTACTAGTAGTGCTACCGGTGGAAAAAAGACCAGAAAACACAGAGGAAAATCGAAAAAGGGTAAAAAGACAAAGAAAAATAAAAAAACAAAAAAGAATGGTAAAATGACAAAAAAGAAATCACATCGTTCTAAAAAATCAAATAAGAAATCTCGTCGTTCTAAACGTAAGTAAATGATAAATATGATAACATAGAAATTATATCATATTTATTGAGTTTATTCATTAAATTATTTACTTGCGGGATTTGCGAGAAGACTTACGGCTCTTGCGAGACTTCTTCTTGTCAGACTTAATGGCTCCGAACTTTCCCTTGCGGGTCTTGTAACCAGCCTTCTCAAGACGCTTCTCTTTCTTGGCGGTGCTGTGCTTCTTCTTGGAAACAATACGACCATGTTTGTTCATCATAAGATCTCCCTTCTTTAAGTTTCCAGCAGTCTTATATGCGGTCTGATGCCACACCTGAGCACGAGAACCCTCAAGAACAGGGTATTTGTGGGATTTAATATGGTATAAGCCATCGGCAGATTTCATGTGTTTTTTCACCATGACGATTATATATACATCTGAGAAATTAATTATTCTCTAAATATTAAAACTTATTTGTACGCATTTTTACTGGAACAACTCCCCCGCGAAGACCATTAATTATTGGAACATTATTTGGACGATTACATCGATAATATTTTGAAACGTCTGTATTTTCATTGGTATCAGCCGGCAAAAACGGAGAGCTTAATCCATTCTCTCCATATACAATCTTCCCATTTCCACCTCTTAATATTTTTGATTTTATTCTATTTATCTTACTATCCGCGCCCGAGAAACTTTTATCTCCAAATATCCATACAGAAGGTTTACTTTGTTCACATGTTTCAATCGTAGTATTTTCAGGGTCAATAATAGGTTTATAACATTTTCCTTGAAGTCGTGATTTACTAAACTTAGGATAAAAGTTATTATATATAAAATCTTGTTCTTTTTTGATTCTTTCTTTTTCTTCTTCTGTAAGTGCATTAGAAATAGTAAAATCATAACCCCGAACTATTGTTCCCTCCGGATAATTATTTTGTAATGGATTACTTAGTATTAAACTTCCATATCCACTTACCACATTTATCTCACTATTATTACCATAACCTATAACAATTGCTTTCTTTAACCCAAATCCGACACTAGTAACTACATTAATCTCGGTATGTCCTCGTTTTGCGGGTGTTTTGATAACAGTATCTACAATCCAATCATCTTTTATATTACTATTATTATAGTTTTGTTCTTCTACAATTATTTCACTATCATTATGAATATATGCTGATGTAATAGTATAATCACCGTCTATTACACTGCGTATTCTTATTCCGCCAGGCAAATATTTCCCAACAGGTAATCTAAGTATAGAACCTGTATTAGTTATAGGGTATTCAGTAATATTCTGAAGAGTATACTGCCATGATGTTACATTATCTAGTGTATATACACTAATAAGACCATCTCCTATATAATTCAATATAGGTGGTTCAGGGTAAATCTCAATATCTCTAGTATTAAATACAATTGTATACGTCCCATTTGAACGGTGTAATTTTACAGAAATCATATATCCATTATAATAACCTGGAGGTATCTTAACAGAGTTTACATCTTTATCTGGTTTTATCCAAACTCGTGTTAATTTTCTAACATCAACACCCGCAGAATATTCCCATGAAACATAGCTTCCACGAGGTGATACACGAAGTTCATTATTTATATAAGATGGGAAATCAACCATCAACTGTGGGTCATCTTCAGGTTCTGGGTCCCATTGTTCAGGGTATTGTAAAGGATAAAAACCTGATATTTGTTCAGCAATTGCATCATAATTTATTTCAGGTACTATAATCTTATCAGGGTTAGGAACTGGCGAAGATGTAGTAGTATAATCATCTGTATAATTTAATACATTTATACTTCCAGGGGGATATACACCAGGTGGAATTGCAATATCTCCTATTTTTAAAATATCATGTGACCATGAACTACCCCCATCAATTGAATATCTCCATAATATTGCCCCATCTCCAAATTTTTCAAGTGTAATAATACCTGTTGATGAATTAAACTTTACCTTAGGATAACCAGGTCGTCTAATTATTTTTGTATTTCCACCAATTCTATCTCTTGACGGTGTCCCATCACTTAATTTGTTTCTAAACAAAATTTCACCAGCTTCATAAGTTCCAAATGGTAACAATAATGTATTTTTATTTGCCAATGTAAAATCAGGCGACCATGAACTTATAACATTATCTAATAAATATGACCATGTTGTTGATCCTGCTCCAAGTGTTTGTATTGTAAATGTAAATGTTTCAACATTATATGAAACAGTCGGAGGGGGCGGACCATAAATATATGTAAATCCTGGAGGAAAAGATGCATACAACGAATCAATATTATCATTTGTATACACTTTTATGAAAAAGTTTGTATCATTATACATTCCATATGTAGGTATTGTAAAATTATTACTACCAACTACCTGTGTCCAATTTACACCACTATCAATTGAATAAGCCCAGTTTGGTGCAGACGGAGTTCCATAACTTGTGATTATAATTTTTGCTGAATCATTGTAGTCAAATGATGGTTTTCCAGGTGGTGAAATAAACTCGACACTGTTCATTACTGTTGTTGAAAATAGATCAGGTGTCTCGTTAGTATTTACTACTCTTACTTGAATTTTTTGAGCAGGATAACGACCAACTGTTAATGAAAAGGTATTATCAGCAAATGTTTTATCTTGCCATGAAGTACCAAAATCAACTGAATACTGCCATTTATCACCACCTTGCAAATTTGTAACAGTTATTGTATTATTAATAATCGTTGACATAACCGGCGTCTCAGGTGGTCGTTCTAGTACACTACTTAATATAAGTGATTCTGAAAACAAATTATCCGGTGTACCATTTTGAACACGTATATCATCTGAATCATATCTTCCATAATCAACCTGAATGTAATTATTATTTACTGGTTCAAATACTTGACTCCATGTTGTTTCAGAATTAGTAGTATATCTCCAGTTAACTGTAAAAGGTGCAATAGTTATATAGTAACGGAATGTTACATCGTCAAAAATAGCGGTTGGTTTGTTTGGTTTTATAATAATATCTGAGGGTGCTGTAACATTCTGAGAATATAAACCATCTACAGTAGCTGTTCTTACTTTAAAATTGGAAGTTTGATAATTACCTGGAATAAGGTTAAAACTTGTATCAGGAGAAACAGTTATCCAGTTTGTCCCAGCGTTTATTGTATACTGCCACAATGATCCTGCAGGTGACCCAAAATTAGATATCAAAATCTTTGGAGCTCCCGTGAAATCAATATTAGGTGTTCCAGGGTCAACTTGTACGTAACTAGAATTATAACTCGATGGAGACGAAACTCCGTTCATATCTTCTCCTCTTACCTGTATCTTTCCTGAATTATATTTTCCAGCAGGAATATTAACTGATGTAACACCAAGTATTTTTTGTCCCCATGTTGTTCCAGTATTAAACGAATATTCCCATAATCTATACTGTCTTTGTAATAGCGTAACATCCAGCTTTCCTGTGCTAGAATTAATTGTTATATTTGTAATAGGCAATACAGGATTTATCAGAAATCCAGAACGATAAAAATTAGTACCAGACGTAACAAATGCATATTTGTTTGTATCAGATAAATATGTTTTATTATTACCGCTGTTTTGCACCAAAGACCCGCCCATAAGCGTATTTCCCCATACAGAAACAGTATTGTCAGATTTTATTGCAAGAAATGCATTTACACTTGGAACTATATCAATAACATTTTTGAGACTATTCTCTTTTCCTTGATAACCATCACGATAACTGCTACTTGATGACATAAAGTTATCATTTATAGATGAACCGCCAGAAAATGGATTTCCCCATACAACCACTTCACCTGAATGCGTTAATGCCGCAAATGCGCTATCTGTTGTGTAGACCCTTTTTACATTAGTAAGACCAGGTGGTGTACTTAGTAGTATTTTAACATTATTACTACTGTAATAAAATCCAAATGTATACACTTCTCCACCTGTAGTTAATAAGGCAACTGCAGTTCGACTTGTTGCAATTGAATAAACATTAGATGGTGGGCTTATTTTATTAAACTCTGTAATAATTCCTGGATCTCCCCACAATACAACGGTATTATCAGATTTCAATGCGATAAAACATGAATCTGTTGCGACAATATCATCAGTTGATCCTGAAACACGCAAAGAACTCGGCGTTGTGAACTTAAGCTTATTCCAATTTTGGTCAAAGTATGTTCCACATGATGTTACGATTCCATCATTACTTAGAAATGCAAATCCCGAATAAGCAGAAACTACTTTCGCAATGTTAGCTATCGTTCCAGTTAAATTATACTTCATTGCTGTACTTCCACTTCCATCACCAGATTTTTTTAAATCACCTCCACTGTCAAGAGTTCCCCACACTGCAACTGTATCATTATCTAAATGCGCAGCAAACGCGGATGTAGTTGTATATATAGTTTTTATGGTTCGTCCATATGAATTTAAGTCTGTAAGTATTGTTGGTATTTGGACCCATTCCTCTGCCTCAAAAATAGGAGTTTGTTTAAATACAATATCAAGGCGGTGTGATGTTCCAAGATCGTCTAAAAAGGTTGTTGTATTTAATAAATCAAACTTACTCGTCCCATTTGGATATGCAACTAATTGTGAAACAGGCCATTCATTATCGTAAGTACTGTTCCAATCGACACCTTCGTAACGAGCAGTTATTAAACCGTTAAAATTACGTAAAATATACCTATCTGTCACATAATCTGCGAGTTTAATTACTTTTTTTCCATCACTTCGTATAGAGTCTCCCATATAGAATATAAATGCCTTGTTTATATCAGTTGTATAAGCAACTCGATAGGTGGCGGAGTTACCTACTGCATTTTGATTTGTTGCATCTATATCACCGAGATATTCAATATTACCATTACTATCTAGTGCATCTTTGCGTATTCTAAACGTATCGCGAGTACTTCCACGAGTAGTTGATCCGCCATTGTCGCCACTACCCCATATAGTAAGACTTTTGTTGTCTGAACTTACTCCAGTAAACGCTCTATTTGTAGCATACATAGAATTAATATTTACGTTAGAGACACTGCTAACAGATGTAGAATTAAGACCATAAGGATAACGCCCACCTCCAGACGGATCTCCCCAAACATGTAGGGTTGAGCTGGTATCTATAGCAGCGAACGCTGTTTCATTGGAATAAACATTTTTTATATTTACTAAGTCTTTTGTAAAGTTTGTAGTTATTGCATTACTTCCATCTGTATACTCACCCCACGATTTAACTGTTTTATCGTCACATATTACGCTAGACGCAGTGTTAGTTGTTACAATATATGAACCATTTGCAGTGGATGATGTTTTTAGATTTGTAGGAATAGATGCAGGTCCATTATTAGTACTACCGACTCCTCCTATTACAGAAATAGTTTTATCTGCATTAATTACTTGATAACCAAATCTATTTGTTCGTGTGTTCCATGGATGTATTTTTGTTGGATTACTTGTAACTACTTCAAAATTATATACAAGAGGTGAGTATAATGATTTTTCATATGCTTTTATCAATACATTAAATGAAGAATATGTACCATATGGAAGCTGAAGTTTGCCAAAACCTCGAACTGTTTCCCAGTTTGTACCATCTACAGAAAATACCCAAGAGCTAACACCACTCTGAGTTGTGGTAACAAAGACTTCTCCATTATGTCCCCATACAACATTTGGTGCATTAGGTGCTATCTCAATAGTCTCGGTAATTATTGTGGGTCCGTTTTGATAAGTTCCATTCATAAAGCTTCTTACTTGTATATCTCCATTAACATATCTACCAGGAGTTACAATAAAATCATTTTGTGCCTGGGTTCTTGTTGTCCATGTTTTACCTCCATCAAGTGAATACTCATATGCTGAGTATAAATCAGAAACAGTTACCTTCTTTGTTGATGAAGAATAAGACAATGAAACTGAAGGTGGATATTTGTAAAATACTGTTGGGTTCACATACACAAGCGATTCTTGAGTAAAACGGTTAGGATTAAATGTTCTTACTTGAAACTTTCCATATGGATAGGAAGTTAATATTTGAGGAACAGATTGTGGAAAATAGGAATTATTAATAGCAAACCAGCTAGCACTAGTCCATGATGCCCCATAATCATCTGAGTAATTAATATATTTTGTTACCGGAGACACGCTCTTTATTTCAATAATCGGATTTGTAGGTGTATAATATGTTATATCTGGAGCAAGTATGTCTTGAACATTATGTTGACCACGGTTGAAGCTTGTATATTGCGGAACACTGACAATTCTAAACAAATTATACAAATACACATCAGGCGTATCATAAAAAGATGCATAACCCATGTATACATTTGTATCTGATGCATTCCGTTGTATCGGTGTACTATCACTTGTTGGATAATTTCTACCCCAAGTTATTACAGCACCATTAGATTTAATAGCAGTATACGATTCTGTATTTGTATAGATGTCTACTATACTATCAAATCCAGTATCTACAAAACTACTACCAGGTGTTCCTGATAAGGTTGTTGGTGTAATTGCACTGTATGCTGGAGCATCTGGCCAACCCCACGTTGTTGTTGAACCCCAATCAAATACATTACCATCACTACGTAAAGCTGCAAATCCATACCCTGTACTACGAATAGTTACAATATTCGTTAAGACCGGAGGTTGATTATATCCATTTATATATCCATCGTAATATCCAGCACCATTTCCATACTGACCCCAAGCTATTACCATTCCATTTGATCTTAATGCAGCAAATGCACTATAGGTTGCATATATTGCAACAAAATTATTATTTTGAACACTAGATGAAAAAGTACTTTGCAATTGGACTGCCATATCAGTACTCCCCATACCACTAGGTGGATTTACAGCTATAAGGCCCCAAGAGATAATAGAACCATCCGATTTTAATGCCGCATATGCTGAGTTATTGGAAGTTATATGTATTATATTTGTAGCCGTACCATCCGTTGGAACAGTTGCACCATGACTTGCATATCCCCAACCGACAATTGTTTTGTCTGTTTTTAAAGCAATCATACTAAACGGGTTTGTAAATATATGTTCCACATTTGTTAGTCCTCCTTGAAAAGATGATAAATCACCACCATAATCCTTGTTTCCCCATGCAAGCACCGTTCCATCAGTCCTCAATGCAGCCATTGCATAATCATTGTAAAACACTGATTTTACGTTTGACATATAATCTTGACCTGAGTCTGCTTGAAAATCAATATGTTTATTATTTCCAAATTTAATTCCCCATGCGTATAACTTATTTTCATTAGTTAACAATGCTGCGAAAAATCTTGAAACATATATATTTTTTACAAATACTGGAGCAGATCCACCAGAAACAATAGAGGAGGGCATTGATATAGTTCCTGCTGTACCTACATAATTACCAAATGGGTTTTGCCAAGGAATAGTGACTCCGTCATATGTAGTACCTCCATATCCATTATCACCCCATACAGTAAACGTCATATCATTTTTTAGTGCAAATACTTGATTTGCATTTGTGTAAATATTAATTACACCTGTCAGTCCATTTGGAATGTTAGCACGTATATCACCACCGTATGCCCATCCAACAAGTGTGCCATCTTCTTTTAATACTATAAATCCAATATCAAACGGGTAAATTTCCACAACACCTCGCATTAATTTTAACGTTGTCGCTTTATCTGTAATAGCAGGGCTGTTTTGTCCACCACTATATTCTGCTCCCCATAATACAACAGAACCAGTGTATTTAAGAACAGCAGTTGCTCCCGTATTTATTTGACATTTATAAGTTGGTAATCTTTGTCGTGAAATAATTGAATAAGGATTAGATACTATTTTTGACCTTACTTCATTCTTCAATGGATTTTTTGTACTTACCGTCATAAACTGAACAGATGATGCTAAGTATGTTGTAGTTGTGCTACTTGCACCTCCAAAAGGTAATTGTATCTCTTTTGTAACTTCAGGACTATCAATATCAACAGTTGTCCATGTTACACCATTATCAATACTATATGTAACGTAAGAGTTTGGTACCAAGTTTGTAACTTTTAACAACCCAGTTACACCCCAAATAACAAATGGTGGTATAATAGATGAACTATTAATAAATAAACCCGAATATTTAGATAGTGGTAACGATTTTACATCTTTCAAAACTGCAGGACAAACACCTGCATAAACAGGAGAACCCCATGAAACAATGCTATCATCCTCTTTTAATGCAATAATAGAAGACACTGCTGATGTTATATCTTTTATACTTCCAATTCCAGGAGGTGGATTTGTTAAGTCATATAAATAGTCAGTGCTAGAATTAATCTCATATCCTTTTCCTCCCCATGCAACAATCTCACCATTTTCTGTTTCGGCAATAAAAGTCGTTTGGGTTGTAAAAATCTTTTGAGGATTTGTAAGACTACTTGGCGGTGAGATAAAAGTTTGATATATATCATACGTAGTACCAGTACCAGCCCCAACAAAACTATCTCCAATACCACCTGAACCCCACGATTTTACTCCACCTGTAGTTGTTACAACTGCAAATGCGTAAGCAGTTGCATACACAGCAGTGGCATACATAGTACCTAAAGAACCAGGTATTGTTCCTCCGTAGAATGCCTTTCCCCATGCAACAACTTCATTATTCGTTTTTAACCCAACATATGATCCCTTGTTTGAAAAAATAGCTTTAAAATCACTTGTTGTAGGAATATATTCAATCTCATCTGTATCTCCCCATCCAAAAAGCTTACCAGTTGACGTTAACACAACAAATGATTCGCTTGACGCTACAACATCGACTACTGTCCAGTTGGTTGTGTTAATGTTAGATAGTAATGTTGTAGTCTCACTATTGGTCTTTCCATCGGTCCCCCATATACCTATAGTTCCGTCTTCAAATATACCAGTATATCCGTTTTCTAGAGATGTGGCTATATGAATAACTGGTTTATTATAAACAATCGGGTCAGTTGAAGCAGTTCCATTCAAATAATAGTTAGGGACATGTAAATCGAGGGAATGATTAAATAAACCCCATAAAACAGCACCATTCATACGAATAGCAAGAAACGTAAGCCTAGTAGAATAGATATCAATTACTGGATTATTAGAATTAGTTAATGACGAGGTTACGTCTTCTCCAGAAGCCTCGCCTTTAGCAAATCTTTTTGCGGTCCCTCCACAAAAGTCGATACCCCAACAGACAACTGACCCGTCAGTTTTTAATGCTGCAAACGCACCATTGTTGGAATAAATAGTTTTTACATCCGATAAACCAGCTGGAACGGTTCCACCCAAATCATACATTCCCCAACAAACAACTGTGCCGTCAGTTTTTAACGCAGCAAATGCTGATGAAGTAGAAAATAAACTTTTTACACCTGTTAAACCAGCTGGAACGGTTCCACCATAAGCAGATTGTCCCCAAGCGACAACCGTCCCATCTTTTTTTAACACAGCACATGCATACAAATTAGATGCTGATTGATGAGTTTCTTTTCGATAATCACCCATTTTTTAATCAATATGTTACTGTACAAGTATATTTTATTTTAAAAATTATCTTTATGTGACTACTTCAATCTTTATTTTATGTTTGTAGATTTTCTTATAAATTTCTCTATTTCGTAAATTGAATAGATTCTTGTTTAAAAAGAAAGTGATACATAAACACACCAATCATGTCTAAGACAAATCTTTCAAAGAAGTATCAACAAAAAACCGACAAACAACATATTCTTGATAACCCTGATACGTATGTCGGGTCAGTTGAGAATGTAGATGCAACTATGTGGCTACTTGACCCAGAGACATCTAAAATCTCAGAAAAACAGATAGAATATATCCCCGCGTTATATAAATTATTTGACGAAGGTATTGTTAATTGTCGCGATCATGTTATCCGTATGGCACAAGCACATGCAAACGGAGAACCAGATATTCAACAGGTAAGTAATATTGATATTAGCATAAGTGATGATGGAACAATTACAATGCACAATGATGGAAATGGTATTGACGTTGAAAAACACCCCGAATATAACATATGGATTCCAGAGATGATTTTCGGTCATCTTAGAACATCTACAAATTACAACAAAGAAGAAGAAAAGATTGTAGGTGGTAAGAATGGGTTTGGTTTTAAACTTGTCCTTATCTGGTCAACAGAGGGTAGTGTTGAAACAGTTGACCACAAACGTGGTCTTAAGTACACACAGCACTTTCACAATAACTTAACCACGATAGATGCACCAAAAATTACAAAGTGTAAGACAAAGCCGTATACGCGTATCACATTCAAACCTGACTATGCTCGTCTTGGAATTGCGGGTATGACGCCGGATATGATTAACTTGTTTAAGCGCCGTATCTATGATATTGCGGCAGTAACTAGTAAGACAGTAAAGGTGAAATGTAATTCCCAACTTATTCCTGTAAAAACTTTTCAACAATATGTTGATTTGTATCTTAGTAAGGATGCAAAGAAGATATACGAGGCACCAAACGATAGATGGGAGTATGCCGTAGCATTGTCTCCAAGTCACGAGTTTTCACAAGTGTCTTTTGTAAATGGTATTTATACTAGTAAGGGTGGAAAACATATTGATTACATAATTGGTCAGATTACTCGTAAACTAGTAGCGCTTATTGAAAAGAAGAAAAAGGTAAGCGTAAATGCTTCGGCAATTAAAGAACAAATTATTCTCTTTGTTCGATGTGATGTTGTCAATCCTGCGTTCGATAGTCAAACAAAAGACTATATGAATACACCTAGTTCTAAGTTTGGTTCTACTTGTAGCGTAGACGATAAGATAATTGAGAAGATTGCAAAGCTTGGTATTATGGATATTGCATGTGCAATTTCACAAATAAAAGAAGACAAGGCCGCGAAAAAGACTGATGGAACTAAGAGTAAAAACATTCGTGGTATTCCAAAGCTAATTGATGCAAACTGGGCTGGAACTGCCAAGTCAAGCGAATGTATGTTAATCTTGTGTGAGGGAGATTCAGCTAAGGCTGGTATCGTATCTGGACTTTCATCCGATGATAGAAATGTAATTGGTGTTTATCCAATGAAGGGTAAGATTATGAACGTTCGCGGTGAGACAAAAAAGAAGATTTCAGAGAATACTGAAATCGCAGATATGAAAAAGATTTTAGGATTGGAAAGCGGTAAGATTTATCATGATGTGAATGTTGTAAATAACTCACTTCGTTATGGTAAGATACTATTTATGACTGACCAAGATTTGGATGGAAGTCATATCAAAGGTTTATGTTTGAACTTGTTTCAGACAGAATGGTGTTCACTTTCACAAATACCCAACTTCATTGGTTTTATGAACACTCCCATCTTAAAAGCAAAGAAAGGAACCGAGACACTTGTATTCTATAATGATGGAGAATATGATGCATGGAAGAAAGCCAACGACACAAAGGGTTGGAATATTAAATATTATAAGGGTCTTGGAACCAGCACAGGCAAAGAGTTTCGCGAATACTTCGCCAGAAAGAAGGTTGTGTGGTTCTCACATACTGGACATGAAAGTGATGATACTATGGATATGGTATTTAACAAAAAACGCAGTGACGACCGTAAAGATTGGCTAGGAAGTTATGACCGTGAAACCTTTACAGATACATCCTTACCATCGATTGCATATGAGGACTTTATCAACAGGGAGCTTATTCACTTCTCAAAATATGACTGTGAACGAAGTATTCCAAATGTTATGGACGGTTTGAAAATTAGTCTTCGTAAGATATTGTTCTCAGCATTCAAGAAGAACTTGACAAGTGAAATCAAGGTAGCACAATTTACAGGATATGTATCAGAACATTCTGGTTATCATCATGGTGAGGCATCGTTAAACGGTGCAATTGTCGGTATGGCACAGAACTTCGTAGGTTCAAATAACATCAATCTATTCTCGCCAAATGGTCAGTTTGGAACAAGACTACGAGGAGGAAAAGATAGTGCTTCTGAAAGATATATCTATACACTATTGTCTCCTATCACACGCAAACTATTTCCTAGTATGGACGATAGTATCTTGAAATATCTTAACGATGATGGTCTATCAGTTGAACCTACGTTCTATGCACCTATTATTCCAATGGTTCTTGTCAATGGAACAAAGGGTATTGGAACAGGGTTTAGCACTGAGGTGTTATGCTATAATCCAACTGAAATTATTGAATATATTCGTGGTCGTCTTATGACTGGCGAGTTTGAGACTAGTCGCGAGTTTATTCCTTACTATGAAGGATTTAATGGAAGCATTGCAAACGTAGATAACGGCAAGTTCATTGTTCGCGGTCGATATGAAATAATTGGTTCAGATAAGGTTAGAATTACTGAACTACCTGTTGGATTATGGACAGACGATTTCAAGGAATATATTGAAAAACTAACAGATAGCACTGATAAAAATGGAAAAAAGATTACACCTATTGTAAAAGATTACGATGACATGAGCAAAGACACGACGGTTGATATTACTATTACAATGACAAAAGGAACTGTTGGAAAGTTGAATGGAAAAGTTCTTGATACAACTACAGGAGTAACCGAACTTGAAAAGACATTGAAGTTATACACAACCATGTCAACTACAAACATGCATTTGTTTGACGCACACGATAAGCTGCGAAAATATGTTAATCCAAATGACATTATTCATGATTACTTTGATACTCGTATGCGTCTGTATGTAGAGCGAAAAGAGTTTATGATAAAGCAACTTGAGCGTGAACTTGTAGTCTTGAGCAATAAACATCGTTACATTCTAGGCACGTTAGACGGCGAGATTGACTTGCGCAGAAAGAAGCGTTCTGAAATTACAGAGATGCTTAAGGGTAAAAAGTTTGATATGTTAGATGATGATGAAGACTACAAATATTTAACTAAGATGTCAATGGATAGTGTTACAGAAGAGAATGTAGAAAAGTTGTCACGACAATATAATGATAAGAAACACGAGCTTGAAGTGTTGAAAGATACCACAACTGAACAGATGTGGAATAAAGAACTAGATGAACTTTATGCAGAATATACAAATCATCGAAGACAACTTCAACTATCAACTGGTGGTTCTAGCGAGAAAAAGAAAGTAACAAAGAAGGTATTGATTAAGAAAAAGAGCACGTAAATAAAATATCTATTAGTTATATGTATATAATGTATTTTTACTGTCAATATTATTTTTCTCTCTTTGCGTAATATAGTAAACCTTCTTCAAAAGTTATCATCAACGATGTCTGATAAACCAGAACCAAGTGACAAGAAGTTATATGAAAAAGTTAAAAAAGGGGTATACAAAGATATACCAAAGCATAGTGCTTATCGTAGTGGAATAGTTGTAAAAACATACAAAGAGAGATATGCAAAAAAACATGGAACCCGAAAACAACCCTACAAAGGAAAGAGAACCAAAAAGAAAGGTCTTGGTCGTTGGTTTCGTGAGAAATGGGTCAACCAACGAGGCGAAGTAGGCTATAAACATAAGAACGATATATATCGTCCTTCAAAGAAGATAACTCGCAAGACACCAAAGACACATGGTGAATTAACAAAGAAAGACATAAAAAAGGCAAGAACAAAGAAATACAGAAAGGGAAGGGTGGATAGGTTTTAAAATATTTAGATTATATATATTATAACCATGGCTACTGTATCAGACAACTGGAATATAGTTGTAGGAATATTTTTATTAATACTTGCTGTATCGGGAAACTTTGTTGCAGAGACAATAAGCTGTCAGTCTCAAAAACTTTTATCTACTAACATGTTTGCCAAAAATATAATCATTTTGATGGTTATTTATTTTTCTTTGGGGTTTGCATCTTCCGAAAAAATAGTTAATCCGATTACACTTGCTGGTAACTCCGTAATGATTTGGTTATTCTTTTTAATATTTAACAAAATGGACATCCAGTATACTGTAATATCTATAGTTGGTATGTTTGTTATTCTTGTAATGAAGAATTTCGTAGATTATTATGATGCAACTAAAAATAAAGAAAACGAACATATGGTTCCAGTATTATTAAAAGGAATGGATTATCTTTTTGCAAGTGTATGTTTAACAGTGATTGTTGGTTTCTTGTTGTATTTTAAAAAACAGTATCATGATTACTATAGAACATTTTCTTTCATGACATTTATATTTGGTAAAACAACATGCAAATCATTAACGTAAAGAAAGAAAGAGAGAAAGAGAAATAAGTATAATAA